AAGCTTCACACATATCAATAATTGTTTCGTCAAAAGACACTCTTGAATTTCCCTCCTGAGCAGTTAAGATATTTGTCCATACCTCATTTTCTTTAATAATTTCTTTTCCACACACATCACAAATTTTTTTTATCATTATCTCAATACTCCTTTCCTAAATTTTAATTTAATAGGTCTCGTATTTCTTCCGACAATTCGGTCTCTCTGCCATACAGATTTTCAATTTCTTCTACTGCCTCTTCCAATAGTTTGCTTAACTTTGTAATCTTTTCTGTCATTTCCTTTTCGTTTTTCAACCAACAATCAGTGCAGTTATCGCAACGGACAGTCGGTTGATGCTTAATCATTTCCTTGATACTCACGTAATCTGCTTTGTCATCAAAACCGTTACTTCCGGTATAACACTTAATTAATTCATCTGCGTCTATTAATCTACTCATTTTGTCCTTCTTTCTCTAATTTTAAATCACCATTCTAATTTCTGTCCACAATATGGGCATCTCTCCATCCCATATGCTCTTTTATAGTAGCCATCATTAACTGGTTCATAATCGTGAAATGACTTTTGGCATCGTGGACATTCCGATGGACACCAATCTTCTTGCATCGGCTTTACCGGGATATTAATATCTTTTAATGCTTGGTCATAACCCCTTTTGTAATCATCAGTTTTTATCACATCTTCCCCTCCGACATTGACTTATTTCGATTAAGCTTAGCCAAAAATTCTTTTTCTGTCTGGTAACTTAATGGTTCAGAAACATCATTATACTCCCAGTCCATCCCACAGTCCTCGTCCTCATCATAAATAAATCTCATATAGGCGTGTGGATCTGCATCGCCCTCATCTGGTATTAAAGCACTATAACTATAATAGGCTGGTACTCCTTTGAAATAATACGTCAGTGGTACATCTTTATAGGCTAACCGCATGATTCCGGTTGCATTGTTTTCTATTATTGGGCCACGCTTTATAACTTCATCTTTTGTTAAAGTGCAATCTCTTTCTTTACAAAATTCACACATTCTTTACACCTCCTGTGAATGTTAATTGATTTTTTACATCTATTATGATAAGCTACATATTGTAGAGTGGCTGAAAGGAATTCCAATGATTAATTATCCCAAAGCTCCCAAAGCAGTCAATGTTATATCCGCGAGTTCTCGCAAAAAATCTGATAAGCTTATAATAACAGACAATATACTTTGTTCTGCCAATATTCCGGAAGATCAGCCCATCATTCTAGAAATCTATGACGGTATGATTGTTGTTACGTACATCCCCACCATTACACATTAACTTTTTAGTGCCACTCTACCTCTTATAAATCTTAATTTACCATTGAGCCAATATGTCTTCTAATTCTTCATCTGTATAAGCAGAGAGGATTCCTGATGTTGATATCCCTTCATGCCGTTTATCTAATTCAACTTCTAAATCAATTGGGGATAGCCCCCATTTTTCAAAATTTTTATAATAGGGCGACAAATCTTCCCTCATTTGTTCCGTCTCGCGATATTCCCCCATAAAATTCTCCTTTCCTCTTGTCTTCTTGCATAGAGAATATTATACTAAGAATCCAAAGATTTTCTTTTTTGGCTACTTGGCGTGCCCTCGTCGGCAGCCTTGTTTTTTTGATAACACAAAATACAACATGGAAAGTGTGTAAAGTTTACACAATTGATATTTGACATACGGGAAAATATTAGATATAATATGTATGCATGGTTCTCCATGTGTCTAAAACATCTACAGGCTTCTATGCTTGTCAAATGTTCAAGACTATTTTGTGTGAGGAGTTGTCCGAGGTTGTCAGGCCGTTTGAGGATGACTCCTTTAAAAATTTATATGTAGGCAAATATATTTTGTAACACTATATGTAATTGTAGCAAGAATGTAATTTTTTTTGGTAATAAAGTCAATACCATCATCAATACATATCTGTTTAATATTTTCTAATGGTATTTTGAAATTTTTAAATCCTCCATCATCTCCTTCTCCATTTAAAATGATTCTTTCATCTTTCCTAATATACATAACATCTTTCAGTTTATATTCTGCAATATCCTTGCCGGTTATTGTTTTTATGTTACACTGCTGCCCCTCATGTATGGTTAGTATTTCAACAAGTTCTTCTTGTGTTACTAATTTTATCATAATATTTTCTCCTTATGATTTTCCCTGTTGTTCGAACACGTGTTCTTGTGTAAGGTATATAATAATACAGATTCATCATTTTGTCAATGAGAACTTCCCATATTTTTTCCTTTTGCTAATTAAAATGAACTTTCTGGTATGAGAAGAAAATCAGACGTGAAAATATCAATATTAATATCAGCGTTAAATGCAGCTATGGCCCTAGCGATACGCAACGTGCATTCTTCATCACCTACTGCCCTAGCACCTACATAAGCAGTCTCCAAATAATCATTAATAAGTCTCATTTGTTCTATTTCTTTCATATTTTTCCTTTCTCAACTATTGTCACAAATTATAAATACTACCGTGACTGGTAGTATTTACTTTTTACAACAAATGGAATAAGTGAATCTACAAAATCACTAGTATTCCTTCCTCCATATACCTTCATAACCGCTCTTACACCAGCGGCCTCTTTCCGAGTCAGCTTTTTTAAGTATTCCTTAAAGAATATTTTACAGAACTCGGAATTATCAAGTTCCTTAAATTCTTTTCTAAGAGCATTTAATGCCCCTGATTTTGTTACATCAAAATAAGACAGTCCTATCTTTTTCAGTAATTTTTGACATCCGATCCCTTTTCCGCTTATAAATTGCTCATCCGTAATATCCGAATTGTAATAAGTATCAGTAACTTTTAACAAAAAATCTTTATGCTGGACACATCCTGTCGTGATTATTGATGTATCTGTTCTTTGAATTTCGTATTCATCGACATTTTTGTATTTTTTGATCGCTTTTATGGAAAAGGCAGAGAGAGGTATTTCTCTCTCTTTTATTTTTATTTTCCTATTATAAAGATCAATCTGCCCCCATCGTATGGATGTTAATTCTCCCAAATTTGCAACTCCATCATATGACAATCCAACGATCAATGCACATAATTCCTTATTACACATAGAACGATTCGAGTATCCTTTTAACTCGTAATCGTAAATCACTGTAACTGCGCTTTGTTCTGCCATTTGGTACAACAAATTATTATAGGATAAGTGTTCTAGTTCCTTATATGGATTGACTTCAATATATTTGTTTTCCGAGCACCATTCAAAAAACGTTGAAATCCGCAGATAGTTCTGTTTGAAAGACAAGGAACTTTTACTGCTGCTTATTTCTAAAATCAGATTACCTAATTCGTATGGCAACAAATTGAATAGGTCTTTTTCATAAATTTCCGGCTTTAAAAAAAATGCTGTATCATTTTTACTTATTTTTTTTTCCTCACAAAATTCATTAATTAATACTTTATAATCATAATCGTTGGTAAAATTATCCATACTCACACAAGCTCTGTAACTTATGATTTTAATCTTAAGAACAGAGATGTACTCCTTTCTGTTAATAATTGGCTGGGGATTTGTATGGATAATAACATTTTTCTCCTTTCTTGTCAATAAGAATTATTATTGTTCACGAATGTTGATATCTCAATAAAAACTACGTACATTGTTTTGCATTTTTTCATACTCCACATCTTCTATACCTACATAATATTCTGTATTTTCTTCGTTTTTTTGACCAAGTGCGATAGTGGTGTAACGTAATGCTTTACTGTAATTTTGTGAATTTCCATTCACAAAATTCATAGCTCCTGTTTTTCGATTCCCATGAGTACCATATGTCTTATTTATACCTGCACCTTTGATAATTTTTGTGCATATTCTCCACCATTGCTCCCTGGACATTCCCGATTCGTCAGAGGCTTGTATTTGTTTATAATATTTATGACTAACAAATACATAATCATCCAGTTTAGGATTTAATCCTTGTTCTTTTTGTAAAGCCAAAAAATCATCCATGGATTTTTTAAAATTGTCAGTATATATTACTCGTACTTCCGCGCCATTTTTGCTTACTTTTTTTCTAAAATCGTTGCGATAATTCCAATTTGAATCGAAAATATCTTCGTATTTGTATTCCAAGAAGTCACTCGCCCTAAACATGACTACGATAGCACATGTAATCATACAGAGATTTCTCTGAGCATCAAATTTTTTTGAGGGAGTTTTAGCTTCTGCAATATTCTGTCTACAATATGATATAACTCGGTCTAATTCTTCATCTGTCAAAGGACTTGTACGATTAGAACCTTTACACAGTTCTTTATCCCTCTCTTGGTTTGCTTTCCAGCGTCTATCTGGTGTCCCATCCAGATTTAGATGACTCTGATGATAAGTAATCTCTATTACATTATCTGGTTCCTTTGGTAAAGTTAAAATTTTAATGTCAATAGTATTTAACTCTTGTTCCTTTTTTTTAACCGGCTGCCCCATGACTGTACCTCCTTATTAATTTAAAAAAATTAAAGTTTTTTTATTACCTTTTCTTATCAGCTTCCTTAAGCTTGTTTGTTTCACACTATAAAGATCTAAGCATGAACATATAAAATCAGGGTTATAAACTATACTTATAGCATCTTCAATCATTTCTACCCCATTTGATATAGTTATTTTTTTAAATGTATCATCAAGTTTGTCATGGTCATAATCAATCATGGCCATACATACATATTTTTCTTTTGAAGAAGTCAATTTCTTTATTGCATCTTCTCTTTTCATAAACATAATACCCGGTTTAACTGGCTTCATATCAACACACACCTTTCAATATTTTTTCTTTTAGTTCATCAGGTATGTATTTTATACCTAATAAATTAGCAAAATATACTTCTACGGCTTTTATTTTTGCATCGTAGCTTGTTAATTCCCCCAAATTTTTGATGATTCTAGTCTTATCAATAATTCTCGTCTGCTCACCGGCAATCATTGAATCAACAGTTAATCCATTTGCCTCAACAGTATTAATCATTGCATGCGTAGGAAGATGAAGATTTTTTACAACGTGGGTTAACGGTATAGCTATAGTGGTAGTGCTGTGTTTATTGCCAATATCATTTTGCATAACTACACAAGGGCGTGTTTTTTTCTGCTCTGATCCTTCCGAGCCACGAAGATCAGCTAGCACAATATCAAATTGCTTAATATTCATATTTTTTTCCTCCTTTCCACGCCATTTTATTTCTTATGATCATTATATCGTAAACGGTATATATTGTCAACGATATATATTGCAAAAAATACACAAAAATGATATGCTATTTTTGGTGATTATATGAAAAATAGAATAGATGCAATTTTAAATGAGCGAGGTAAAAGCCGGTGGTGGCTCTCAAACAAAACCGGCTGCACTTATGCTAACATTTCCAACCTATGTAATAATAAAACGACTTCCATCAAATTTGATTTGTTGGAATCTATTTGTCATGCCCTAGACTGCACCCCAAACGATATATTTATCTTTACAAAAAAACAAGAATGATATCTGTTCTATACCACTCTTATTTTTTCATCAGCTATCATCTTATCAACATTCTAACACACCAAGAAAAAAATGAAACAGCCAGTAGACATTTGACCATTTTCAGTAGACATTTTACATTTTAACAATCGGTACGAATATTCTTATATGACTCTTTATATTTCCGGCTTACCATAATTTCAGCACCATCTACAACTATACTATTGCTCCGGTACTGCTCAATGTATTTTGAATTAACTGATAAACTCTGGTTTATCCGGATGAAAAAAGGATATGCCTGTTTTATTTCTTCACAAACAATATCCAGATTTCCCCTAAAATGCCGAATTTCTCTTTCTTTTTGTATTATTATTTTTTCTCGTTTAGAATAAATTTGAATTACATGAAGCAAATTTACTCTCTCAACCTTGCCGTTGAATTTGTATAAGTAATATATGTTTTCCCTCATTATTTTTACCCGTTTGATTGCTTTTTCTAACATGGTAAACACTTCATCTTGCTTGATCGGTTTAGCCAGAAAATCAAACGGATCTCCGTGTACCAGCTTAGGAAACAAAGTATCACAGGCTGACATATATATTATCAGTGTCCTTAGATTAAATGTTTTGATTTCTGTAGCAATATTTATTTTTCTATTAACATTAGACGAGTCAATGTTCATAAAAAGTAGATCATAATTATTTCCTTTTAAGGATAGCTCCTTTAATCTATCCACGCTGCTGAAATAAGTTACATAAACTTCCTCATCCCATGAACGACATTGAATTGTTCTAGTTAATATTTTCGCATCTTGTTCATTATGGTCACAAATCGCTATTTTTATCATAGTATTATTGTAACATGTTTCTAACACTTTTTTACATGTATAATATGGGATGGTTTCCATATTTTCCAGACCACTTATACTTTCAATTTCTGCTGAAACATTTCACTTGGTGACTGTCCGTAAGCTTCGCACATGGCGCAAAACGACTTAATGACTTTATCCCATTCGTTCTCTTTGATATGCTGTATGTATGGTTTATTTCCATTGCCTCTTGCTTTGAGATTAATACTATATTTGTACTGAAGGTTCTTGTACAATTCATTCCATATCTCTGAAAACCGAATTTTTGTAACGGCTGAAAGCTTTCTGACTCCAGCATTTAACTTACTTCTATCTTTCCATTCTAGATTTTCTCCGGCCAGGCCACGATTATCCTGTTCTAATTTCTGAATATGCCGGTTCTTGAAATCCATCATCTTTGTAGTGGCGATCATTACGGCGGTAGTGTCGCCAGATGCATATGCCATACCAACCTCTAACATTAATTTCTGTTCCTCATTGATATCTTCTACCTTGGTTTCTGATGAAGCTTTTTCTTCTATATTGAGCAGCTGGGTACGGATCTCCTTCGCGATCTCTGAATCACGTAGCAACATACCTACTCGCAAAACAGCACGCCGAGGAAATAATAGATTACTTCGGTTATTAAACCTAATATTTTCGCATACAAAATATCCACGAAAGTTAGCAAAGTCCTTAGAGGACTTTCCTAAAATTTCTTTAGTTTCTTTACCTGAGTAATTCAGCAAACCATCTTCTGTTAACTCATCCCGATTATCTTTTACAAGGGAATTTATAGTTTCATAACCCACTTCATAATAATCAGCCATTTGTTTCACAGTCATCAATTCTGTCCCCGGTATCAACAACAACGCTTTTACTTTTTCCAGCACCTCATATCTTCCAGCACATTTGTCTCTAAGTTCTCTACTAATTAACAACTCTTCATTTTTCATATTTTTTTCCTTTCTTTAGTGAACACGTCATGAATTTTTAATAAAAAAAAAGAAATGGATTTATTCTCCATTTCTAGTTCACTCTACATTTTTCTTTTTCTTTCTACTTTTACGGATGCGAAGCGCATTCGCAGAGGCATTATCTCCCTTATATACCCCCTTACTGTACGGTAGATAGTTATTTACGGATTTCCTTGACCTTCCCGTAATCTCAGATATTTGAGCTATATCATAACCCGCATCATATAATTTATTTATTTTTCTGCTTAATTCGCTTTCCCACTCACCGGCGGTGATTAATATTTTACGAATTTTTGCAGTACTCATTTTCATATCTTGACCCATCTGTTTTAGCGAGTCCCCATCTTGGTAACGACTCACTATCCTATTAATGTCCAAAATTATTCACCCTTCCTCGATTTTGAACAGCCAACTTTAATTATCATCATCAAAATGATTTTCATATCCGCAATAAGAGCACACATATAACTTGCCCTCTGTTGTTTCTTTTACAAACCGCTGTATTATATATTCATCGCAATTATCGCAAAATAATTCTTCCTGCGCTTTATTCATGTTTTTTTCTTTTCCCTCCGCATTTCAGTCCATTCCACCACGACCATATCACGGTTGATTGAAAGTTTTGATGAAACTGCCCTAATTAATTCATCTTTAGATGTTTTCTCGTTTTCCCGCAGGGACTCCATTATTGCAGCTCTGATTTTTGAGTTCCAAATCATAACGTAATCCTCCTCTCTCAAAATCTTAATTTACGCCCCACCAACGTCGCATCATCCTCAAATTACACTATTTTTCCTAACTTGTACTCATCAAAACAGTACTGATCAAGGCATATCGAGTCACCTCTGCCGGCAAACCGTACATGTCCAAATAAGTCCACCAAATCCCATCAATATCCCATGTTCCACCAATAGATATAGATTCTTTATAATCTCCACTCAAACTCAACGTTGAAATCTTCAAATCAAAGTTATCTGTCTTACAACAAACAATCGGAACACCAGCTCGTGGAAGAGTCTCCTGAAGCTTATAACTGATATTAGGATTATATTTATTTTTCGTCCAGTTCATGTTTCACCTCCTTATTTAAAATTCTGTATTCAATCAATAATATCATCAACCGTACACCCTAATGCATTCGCAAGTTTTTTCAAATTCTTAATATTAGGCTTTACATCTCCCCTTTCCCACCGTGATATGTCTTTTTGCGTAGCACCTACGGCTTCCGCGAGTTGTTTCTGACTTATATTCATCTGTTTTCTCATTTCGGCTAGTCTTGATATTTCGGTTCCCTTATAATACCCTTGGAAGAATGCCATCTTTAGTTCTCCTGGCACAACCTCGTTAAATATATCAGACCAATCATCAACATTGATCTGTGTTGATAATTCAGCTAAGACTTTTTCAATTGCTGCTGAGCTTTTTCTGTTTTGGTGCAGCCGCTGGATAGCAAGCGTGTAGGTTCTAAATGGCCTCATTTCTGGATTTGTAATTTTTTCTGCTTGGGGACAAGCGATAGTAATCATTTTGTAAATCTGTCCCATCGCAAACACCTGTGGTTTTAATTTTTCAATATTCATTTTAATCCTCCTCGTATAAGTTGGTCTACACACTGATTATATACCATGAGTGGTATAATTACAATATATAGACTATATACCATTATTATTTAAGATAACTTACTCTTTTTTTGTTAAAAGAAAAAAGACAGGAAAAGTTCCTGTCTCTCTTAACATTATTACTTTTTGTTTTTCAATCCACATTCCCTGTTGGTAGGGATGACAATATTATTATACGAAAGAATACTGATTCCGTCAAGTGGCTTTCGTGCTAAAATAAAACCCTAGTGATGAGCCGGAGTTGATTTACCAAATTAGTTGTTGATATAATGACAGGTCGGCAATCATCTGCCTCATTCTTTTCTTCCTCCATTTCAAACTTTTATCGCGTTTGCCCCTGTTGGTTTTAATCAATATGGGCTAACTTTCATCTCTTTGATAGCATTAATTCTTTCGATGAAAAGCGGATGATTCATGATGCGTTCATCAATATCTTTTTTTCTTATAACAGCTGCCTGATATGCCATGCTTATTGCGTGTTCAAACTCATAATCATTAGCGATATATATGAGAGTGGCTTTTTTACCGATGATCTCGCCAGCGTCCATATCTTCTACTATAAGATGCAATGCGCGAACTTTATATTCCGCTACTTTCTTTTGTTGCTCTGTGCTGTTTTCATTTATTTTTGCATTAATTCTCTTTTCTGCCTCGGCGATGATGTCCATAGCATATTTGATTTGTTTTTCTGTACCTTTCATCTTTACTTCCTCCAAAGTTACGGTGGGGATATTAATCTCAATCAGATGTCCACGTTCATCATTGCCACCCCAATAATATACCTACATTTTCAACGCTTCAATATTATCGACTGGAATAAACATACATTCCTTATTTTTATCTGCCTGACGGCAAGCAACAGCATCACCGTCTGTACCAGTTAAATATTGATTTTCACAACAATCACAGTCATTTCCTTTGTTAAAATATTTCTCATAGTTACTCATATTTACACAGCCTTTCTATTCATTCAAACTTAAATTCCGGCATTTCGGAAAACTCCCAAACATCTGATTCCTCAAAAATTTTACCATCCTCATCATATGTATTTTCCTGCACGTAATATTCTGTGACGGAATAATAAGTACCAAGTGAGCCGCTTAACTCCAAGATTTTACTTTTATACTTTTTAAGTTCAGTCAGTGCCGCATCCTTGTCCTCAAACGACATGATTATTTCTGGGAACCAATCGTTACGATCAAATACCACACCTGGCTTAATCTGATCTTTGTTTTTGTATAATACCTCTATTGTTTGTTTTGTTAAATCAAATTTTTTCATCGATGTTTTCTTCCTCTCTGATTTTAATAAATTACTTTACTATAAACAGTCCAACGCTTGCTATATGTTTTGCTATAAATTCAATGACAACGCCTTCTTTATCACAAAAAATGTGTATACTATCTAAGTAAAATCTCATTCGCTCATTGTTTCTTGCAAAATAAAAATCAATTCCAGAGTCATCAACACCAAATTCAGCTATAACATCACACCACTTACATTCTATAATTGTTTGTCCAACCTCGTAACTTTCTTTTATAAATTGGACATCCCCTTTATAAATATCATGACCAATAAGGCAATTAATGATTGTTAACTTTTCTTCATCTGACGCTCTTGGACAAGAATCAATCAATTCATTCGCGTTTTTTGGAATAGGTTCACGGTCATAGTTGTACTTGAAATTTTCAGCAAATTTATTGTACCATTCGTCATCCATTTCTAAAATAAAAAATTCTTTCATTATACTATAACCCCTCTCTTTTTCTTTTTTTATTAATAAAAGACTTAGCATAAGTAGGTTTATTTGGACAGAAAAGAAACAATTCTTCTAAATACACTCCTGTATCAAGCCTATATTTAATTGCGGTCATCATATCCATTTCATATATAGTACTTTTCCAGAAAAATTCTTCTACTGCAGCAATTTCTTCTTCCGTGAGAGGATAATCGTACCTGGAATATATACTATGAGCTTTGATTTTTGCTGTTTCATATGGTGTTTTCCCCTCACTTCCACCGTACTGTTTAAATGTCTTATGGTGAATTTCACCATATTTTCCATACTTTTCAGTAGCTTGCGCTATTCTATTAGCACATTCGTTTTCATATTCTCTTTGTTCTCTGTTCTTGGTAATTGCTTCTTTTCCAAGAATTGCTCCCAGTCCGGCAATCCCGCCAAATAAACCAAACATGATCTCACGCTCCTTCTATCAATTAAATAGCTCTTTTATATATTATATAGCTTTTTAGTTCTCTCGTCTATTATGAATATCAAAACTCTGATACCACCTCTTTTGTATTTACGGCTTTACAATAATTCTCTGCTTCATCTAATGTTTTAAATACCGTCTTTTCTGACCTGCTTTTGATGTGTTGACTATTGACGCGGTACGTAATTGAAACAGCTGTACCGTTGTATAAAACCTTTATGCTTGAGATTTCCACTTCCCCCGGAGCAAGAAGCGTGTTGTGTTCATCTTTTCTTTTTCCGGTTCCATTGCAGTTTTTGCAATGTACTTCATATCCATTATGCTCAAATTTACCATCCCCTTCACATATGGGACACTTATATTGAACTGGTATTCTATACACTGAAAATGCTTTTTCTCCAACTTCAAACTTGTTATTTATAGTGATCATATTTTTTCTCCCTCTTAGAATCCTGAATTCATTTACAAATTAGAGATTCGCCATTATATTTTTCATGTCTCGCCCTGCATATCCATAAGTGGGAAAAACAATCTGAACTATAAAACCTTTATTCTCTCCAATAATCATTTTTTCACTCAGCTGTTTGAATGTTCCACCATTAGATTCAACCCACTGTTTGACTTTATCTTTGGCTGAATACATATTATCATCTTTGCCTTTATAGTAGGTATTTATAAAGTAACAATCTGTATAATAACCATAGTTGCAAGGTTTTACATATGACAATATTTTTTCTTCTTTTTTTAATAATTTAGTATTATTATTGCTCATAGCATTTTCTCCTCTAATTAACCCATATTATCACCTCATTCTGTTGGACATATATTACTCACTCCAATAAGGTAATCTAATACATCTTGTCGCCCACCATATAAACAATGTACTCTTTTCATTAAACCCTGATCATATAACCACAGTGCCGCCATAAACCTATGATTTCCATCTTCAATAATAGGTATCGGATAAATATGATTCCCATTACACAAGTTATCAATTTGAATGTCTTTAATTTCTTCCGGATGATTAATAAAATAAATAACTCTGCCTATATGCCAATCATTATCCTTGTAAGCCGCTGGTCTATCAGTATTATTTCCATACTCTTCTGATTGCTCAGGAATGGCAGTATGAATGCCACAAGTTACATCGTCAAGTGCAATTTTTGTTCCTTTATTCCATCCTTCATCAAAAAGAAATTCAGAAAATCTTTCAATGAGAATCATATCTCCAGAATATTTATTTTGATTCATTAACCCACTTCCTTCTCCTTTAATTACCCGGCAGAGGCTTACGCCTCATGCCTAGTCGTAATCTCCCTACTAATATACCACAGATACAAAAACATCAGATGGTAAAATACAAAACGGACGAAGAACCGCCCTAGAGTGTCTACAGCTGCGGCAGCACACACCGCCACTCACACCGCCACTGGAGCCGACAACCTGGACACCCGAAGTCCCGTATCCTGAAGGGGTGCTATGAGGAGTACACGTAGTCATATTACTGATATCAATATTTTTTCTATTCATTCTATACATATCGTATGTAACGATTCCGAATAAATCACCCTCACATACATCATAGTCATCCAAACCATCATGACTTAATAAATCAAGTCTTATCGGGAAAAGAATATCAATGCCAAAAATTCTTAACGCTTGTCTACTTGCATTGCAATTATTTATTATTTGTCTAGCATCACTAGTTAAATAATTGTTAGTATTCCCAAACTGTTCAATATCAACAGTAAATTCCTTATCAAGCATAATATAAACTTTATCATCCTCTCTCATAAAAAGGCTCCATGTATAATAATCACCCACTTGAATTTTCTGTTTCATTTCTAAAGTTCCTATCTGAACTTTATTGGCCTTCTGCCTTTGAATCTCCTCATATAATACGGTAATTTTTTCTTCCATTTCTCTGCTAATTGTCATAATATTTTCTCCTTCATTTTCTTCGAATAATTCGAAGTATTTATCATCGTTTGGCACAGAATATATTCTCCCGATTCTTGCTCTATTCATTGTGTGTGCCAATATTTCTACTTTCATGTTATCATCAAATACCGATATAACTTTCATTAGTGCATGTTCTGTAGTAAATGAAAACCGTGGGGTTGATGTTTTTGTTCCTCTTATAATATTATTTACCTTAAACATATTCCTCTCCTTTTATATTTTCATTTTATTAGTTGTTATCGCTTGAAATTCTGCTTTTATTACTTTGTTATAATAACTACGCCGCCAAATCTCTCGTATATCTCTTCCATAGTGACTCTGATAACCGGTTTAATTGTCCCATCTGCATTCTTAAAGACAGGATAATATGGCTCATCGTCATAACTATTTTCATCAATCCAACCACCAAAATGTGTCACGATTTCTTTCATTATTTCCTTTGAAAGACCATAACAATCTATACTTAAATAGGTAGTTTCTGATTTTACCATATCGGCTAAACCAATTTCAGCATAATATTCAAGATTACAATATGCATTACGATTTGCGTAACAGTAAAAAAGTGATCTACGTTTCTCACCATCATAGAACCAAATAAATCCACTCCAGATTAACCTTTTTCCCGTATTGTCGTATTTCTCTTTAATCCAATCACATTCAGAATCTAATCCGTAATTTGTTAATTCCACATGTGACTTAGCGTTAATATCATATTTTTGTTGTATGAAATTTAGTATTTCTTCGTGATCAACTTTACCTTTTAATAACCCCTTGGTTTCTACTCCCATATTTATTTTCCTTTCTAATATTCAAGATATCTTCTCTGCTCTTCTCTGCTGGCTGCTGAAATTTTCACTATTTCAAACGAATCAGGAAAAGCTAAGTCAGCTTTGATGCAAAATTCCGCATAACCTTCTACCGTGAAAAATTCAAAGCCATAGTAATCTGTGTCATTTTCTTCGTCCCAATCAGGAATTATAAATGTCTCCTCACTGTATGACGTTTTGATGTTAACTTTTAACATATTTTTATACCCCCTCATGTTTCACTCCCAAGTCTCCCAAGTTTCCTTTTTTCGCAGACATTGTTTATAAAATTCTGGAAATGAAGCGGAATCATCCACTTCGGCATTTTGAATATCTATCTGAAACCGTTCATCACACTTTGGGCATGCGCAATATGCTCCATATAAATCATAGTTAAGTGTAATATTATTCTCACATATATCATGTCCCATAAACCAATTAGTGCATTCAGGGCATTGGATGGCTAAATGCCTAATAGGCATTGATTCGTATTCAACTTTAATTTTCACAGGCTTTACCATTTTTTATTCCTCCTTAAAATTATGGTTTCAATCGTCAGATATATTTTTCCAACCAATATTCTGTATTAATTGTTACAACATGAATTTCGTCACTATCCTCTGTGATTTCTACAATTGGGCTTGTCCTCATCATTCGACCAGAATCACCAGACCATAGAAAACAAAAACGTGAACCAATAGAATTCAAATCTTTATATAAAATAGTGCCTGTCATCTCTGGACAAATTTCCTTTATCTGTTCAATAGCAGATTTCTTTTCATTACCATTTCTGTCTGTTACTTTTATAATTTTGTACATATGTTTGACCTTCCTTTCAGTTTAAAATGTCTCTTTCATCTTACATTCAGTTTTCAGTTGACCTCTTTAATGATGCCAAAAATCAACTATTTCTTATACGGATCTGGTTGCTTTTGCCATGCTATAACCTCAGAACTACCGCCAGACGGCAATATATACCAATACCAGTTCCCCTTTGGGTATTCTAATCTTCTAGCTTGTCTTACCTGTCTCTCAAGACCGATAAACGTTTCTATAGTCACTAAATAATTTCCACTCTTCTCAGGTTGTTTTCCTGTAATCCATTTTCCCATAACAATATTTCTCCTTATTGAATATCACTTTAATTATTCTGAAAAAAATAATCAAAAATTAAATTTGAAATAGCGTCTTTTGCATTTGATAGACAACAAGACGTATGCCTACCATGTTGATAAAAAATAACCAAACCTTGTTCTGGTATGATCATTATGTTAGCTATACAATCGCCATCTTCATTATAAATGCTCATGGTATCACATGGGAAATTATAATAAATTTCTTCAATAATATCACAAGCAATCTTTGTTCCTATATTGACTTTGTTTATTATGCAATCTACGCCAGGTGCAATTATTTTTATTTCCATGTCGTATCCTCCTGTATTATAAATTGACGGTTTCATTTGCGTTCACACCGCAAATACTGTTCAAGCCATTCATAACATTCAGACGGTTCTGGCATGCATAACCATCCACCTTCATCAAAATCACCTAACATCTCACGGACTGATCTCATTCCCTTTATCTGTTCTTCAGAACTGCATATTTCAATTAACATATCAATAGCATCCATTATTTCATCTGTAATCATTCAAATTTTACCCCCTTTCATTCATCAGAATATTTTGCAATTTATAAAAACTTTCCCAAGTCAAAAAAGAATCATAAAGTCCTCTTGATTTTAAAGTCTCTATATCTTCATCAGATAGTTTGTATTTTTGCTTCTCACAATAATTCTGTACGACCAAATATTCTACAATAATAAATTTATTATCATCCTCTATATCGTCAATTTTATTGTCTAATAAATATGTTACTAACGAATCAGAAGGACTAGAAATATACCTGATAAGTTGACAACTCCTCTTAATATCTCCCATCGTTCCACCCCTCTATTACTAATATTTTCTGCTTGGTAAATATCGCATAAAGTCCGATCAAGGCAAACAATAGTAAGGCCATCACAAATTCTCCCGGCTCTTCAATACAAAAAAAGAATGCCACTGATATAATAATCATGAGCACTCCATAAAGTTTTTGTTTTAAGAAGTATTTTTTATTTTGCTGCCGTTTTCTATCATAATACAATATGTCTCTATGTAAAGGCTCGTACATTGTTGAATTCATTTTCTTATCTCCTCCTTATTTATATTAAAATAGGCCATTACCCATAAAAGTAATAGCCTGCAAAACTGCTTTTTATTTTTAATCATCACTGTTCTGGAATTTCTTTTACAAGCTCAGTGATAAATCTTCTATTTCTATACCCTTTTAAAAGAGGTTTCACTTTGTAATATACTGACGTATCCCCTTCTTCCATTGATGGCACCTCACAAATAACCTCACATTCACATTCAGGGATAAAGTTCCCTTTGGCTAATACTATGTCACCTTTTTCAATTTTTTTCATATCTGTGTCCCCTTCTATTTATAAAAATCCACCGATTTATATTTAGTGGCTTGCGTTGTATACCGCATGCTACTTGAAATATTTTCCGTTCTTATAATTTCTTTGTAAATCCCTCTGGCTCATACCGCTCATAGAGTCTTTGAACATCTTAGTGTTATCAAGTTCACCCATTGGGCCGCGCATGCTTTCCTGCGCCTCTCTAATGAGCTTGACGGCAATGTAAATTATAGCTATGATTACTAATGCTCCTATGATCTTCCCCTCCCTTCTTATTCATATTGTGATACTAATATTATAACAAAAATACGTATGAATGCAATATCAAGCACCTCAATGATGTTGATTAAATAACATGATCATTTCGTTATATTGCGAAACTGGCATAACCGATACCGATTTTCCAAGACGTACACAACAATGTGTCGTGCCACCTACATTAAATATACTGATTAGTTTGTATGATTTCATATTTTTCTCCATAAAAAAAAAGAAACTCGTAAAAGTTCCTTGTCTGCATTTTCCTGATTACCCTTCTATAAAATCTATTTTCTATCTGTTTTTTCGTCCAATATTAAAACGGACAGATTTTTTACTTTCCAACGCTTGTATTATTTCATGCTCATCATAAATAAAATGTGTAATTGCTTCATAGGTTACTTCTTTATCGCATCCATATATGAAATCATAAGCAACCCTTTCCCATTCTTCTGAGGAAAATATTGTTTCTTTTCCATCTTCACATACTTCAACCCCATCAAAAACAATTCCGTAGCAACATCTGTTTTCTTTTAATTTGTCCCATGATGTAGCCCGTTTCATCATTCTAAGTAAGTGTTGTCCGTAGTCATAATATGTACATATATTATTACCTATCTTTAATTCCCAACCATTACTATCACCTTTCTTATTTTTAAAATGTTCCGCATGTCTGATAAATTCATCTATTGTGTATATTTTTCCACAAAAATCATCTCTAGTTCTTCCAGAATTATCATTATTGCATCCGCTTAAATCTAGATGTAACAAACGTCCATCAGATAGCTTTACAATTTTTGTTTCAAAAACAATTGTGTATCCCATATTAACCCCTTTCTTATTCCACTACCAGGAATATCTCTTTTAATACTGATCTATATCCCACATGATCTTCAGTAAATAATTCAACCTTGTTTTTATATAACCAGCCTTTAAATACATCTGTAATCATAAATTTCATGGTATTATACGGCAGTTCATACACTTCATAATTTTCGTATGTCTTAGTACTTCCACCCCATATACTAAAATTTTCCAGAAATTTAATAACCTCTGCTGGAGCACCCTCTTCAATATATGCCATATATCCATATCCAACGGCACACCTAAGTTCCAGTACTAAATTTGATCTTTTCATTTTTATACCTTCCTTTCTTCTTCTGGGTAAAAAATAGAAAAATGCTTATGCATATATTCCGAAAATTCTTCCGGCTCTATATCATATTCATTCCAGCAAGGAGTAACGTTTGGATGCTGCCAATCAACAATTGAATATCCATCCTCATAATTAGATATTACATTTTCACAGGAACAAATAACATATATCTCTTTGTAATCATGATACATGACCGCATGCGATTGTGATACCAGTTGAGCCACTCCATAGGCACTTAAAATTGTTTTTTGCATAATATTTAACATTGTTTTTTCCTCCTTGAAATACTTGTTTCATCTTTCAGAATATACATCTATGAAATTCCACCATATTTGTTGTGACATCAAAAAACGCATTTGTTCTTGTCCATTCACCATCATAAATGAACCACACTGTTTCATTAAAGTCATTAATATAATCAATATCATTCTCACATAACCACTTCTGTAGTAGGTCATTCATGGACATATACCCATGCTCCCAAACGATAGAAACAAGATGTATCCTATTTTTTTCCGTGCCCAATCTTCTACTATGTGCTATATTTTTACTAGAAAAATCGCGACATAATTCATCAAAAGACATATTTTTTGTGTTTTTCATAGTAAGACCTCCAATAAAATTTATTTAAGTGTGTAAGCTAACCTTATAGTACTATCTACAGAGCTATGTTTCTTTTGCCAGCGTGTGGTACACTTTTGATTTACAAATTTCCACATGTTGGCATATGTATGAAAAGATATTTGCAATCTTTCATCACCAAGTTTGAAATTGAAATACACGATAAATCTATGACTATTATTTCTAAAAGTTTTTTCTACCTTGACGTGGTAATAAAAACCGCTATCCGGATTCTTTTGAATAGCCTTAATTGCTTTACTTATACAAGCATCTTTAACCGAATAGCCTTTTTTACAATATAATTCCCCTAAAGGAATGAAGGAAGAAACCTTCTTTAAGGTGGTATTTTTTCCCTTACCACCCTCTGAAGCAATCTGTGCTAGTACAATCTGCTTGCTGATATATTCATCTAACATGGGTTCCCTCCTTCTATTGTTAGTCTATCTCGTAACTACACGCATTCCTTTTTTCGCCAGCCAGCGGAATGACCTCTGGAGGATTATTTCAAATCCTATTTAAAGCTTATGTAAGCTACCTTCTGTGTTTGTTCATACACTTAACACAAACACACTCGTTAGAATGTTAACGATAACACCCGTTTTGTCAGCAAGCCATATCGGGAAAGGCTTGCCCCCGTTAAGCCGGTAGGGCAGCTATAAAAAATGGTTCACCCATCTATTTTCATCCATTCATCAGGGTTACAGTCCGGAAAGTAACCTGGATAGTCGCGAAGAACATCAATACTCACAACTTTTCCACCGTCAAAAATTCTGGAAATCACTTCTCCCTCTAAACCAGTTTTTATGTGTCTTACTTTGTCGCCAATTCCAATAACATTTCCCTCTTCTACTAATTTCCAGCTTTCTTCTTTACGCAACATATACATCCATCCGTTACAATCAACGTTGATCAAAGCCTCTCCGGTTTTTTCAGAAATATATTTATCCTCTACAATTCCAACATCAAGACCACTTTCATGAATTACTTTATCACCTACTTTGAGCTTTCTTGTCATTTAATCATTCTCCTTTCTTAATTAAAATTAATTTACCAATTTATAAATCATCTACTTCAAACACATCTGGTGAGTCAGAGAACCAACAATTATCCGTTCTGATAATAATTATTTCATTGTCATTAAAACATGTATTGTGCTTACTATAAGCACTACTTACTTTTTCTATCGCTTCATTTTCAGAATTAGCTTTTACTACTCCGATTGCAAGATCTGGAATTTTATAAATATACAATTCATTTAACATTGTTTTTTCTCCTTTTCTACGAAACTTTACAACGGGTAACGATTGTTTGTTTTTCCCCGTTGTGTTCATTATGGTTCTTAATTGTACCGGTTAATGTTTTTATATTGTCAAGACTGATTCCCCTACTAGAAAACCAGATTAATACATTTCCCTTTATATCCACAAACCTGTATATCATTGTGTATCCGTATTGAGTTTCAAAACTGCTAATATAAGAACTGGCTGATAATTCAACCGTTATCTTTTCCCCGACGCTTCCAATGTAATCACTTTTAGCTGCCTCTATTACCCTTTCTGCAGCTTTTCTTTCACGTTCTTTTTCACGTTCTACGGCTACGGGAAGATATGCTAATCGTCCAATATGTTTGTGTTTACAATATTCCGATATCACAATGGCTTTTGCATTCACAATAATATCATGCATTCCTAATGCAGGGTTTTCATACTCTGCCACGTACTCACATATGGCAGCTGCCTTTGTTTTTGCATTTTTCGTTGCTACTACTTCATCTTTAAGCATTTTGTAAATCCGTTCTTTTGTAGGATTCAAACCATCTGATTTAACGTATCCAAACTCTGATATACTGTCAATAGCCAGGGCAATGACATCAATTACACTATAGGCCTTGGGGATGGAAGTTCCAAAAAGCATATAAACATTTTCGCCTTCCATAACATCATTGATAACCTTTTCTTCAACCTCTGCCCACATAATAGCCAGCCCTGGAAATATTCCGGTATATTCTTTGAGGCATGATTTCCCTACCTGCCTATAGTTTCCGTCACGTTCTACTATGTAGGTTTTTGTACGGTTCCGGATACTATTGCAGTGATCACAGTTCCCGCTCATAGTATACCAATTGGCCGGAATTTCTCCAGTAATACTAATAGGTGTTACAATGTTGTGCCCACCTTCCATGTGCTCAATGTGCGCCATTACAGTCCAGCCATTGGAACATATAATAGTGTCCGATAATTCAATATCCACAACCTCAACCTGATAGCTTCCAGATGGATAATGATTGACTGTACCAAAAGCTGCATCAAATACATTGACAGTCTTATAATATGTAGTGTCAGACACGGTATACTTGAATTCTACGTTGTGTTTTTTGGCTTTCTTAATGAGGCGGTCAAGAATCTTCTGTACTTCCTCAATATGATGAAAAGATACTGTCTTTATCATGTCGTTACCATCCTTTCATTTAAAGGGCATACTATGCCCCTATTTACTTGCTAAAATTTCCCTGGCCAGAAGCAGCCAGTACAAATCATCACCATATTTTTCATACTGGAGCCACTGGTTATCAAATGTATCGTCTAACCATTCTGCCAACAATTCAATTGTTTTTACAGTGACAAACTCGCACGGAATTCTCAGCCCTTTCAGCCAATTTATACAAGCGTTTTGCATTCCAAGTTTGGGGATTTCCCAACCTTTTTCATTCAAAAATTTCTGCTTCATTTCGAGAATTGTCAAATTATTAAGGCTTGACAAGTATTCCCGCACTGCTGCTTTTGTTTCTTTACTGTTTGTTTTTCTCATTGTTTAAATCCTCCATTTCATCAAAAAAAAAAAAAAGTACTGCTTCCAGTTCCTAACAATATCTACCGCCCATAAGGGTATATTCTCCACGTCTACTAACACGTTCCGGCTCATTCCAATCACAGGCATACTCTTCTTCCATGGTATCCGGATTATATGTGTCCAATAATTCAAATTGTACAGAATACGCTGGCTGCCAGCCGTCAGAATCCGGCTGATCCTCCGGACATATAGCCATGGCATGATAATAACAGCTGCCAGTGATGTAATCATAGTCAAGATAGGTTGATTGCGTTAAAATAAATTCTTTTCCTTCAAACTCAATATATCCGTTGTCTCTTTTTAAATTCTCAATTGTGTTTATTTTCATGATTTACCTCCTTATATTGATAATCAGATTAATGTTTGATTGTCCAGCCGTCACGGGTGCATTTTCCGCGTTCATACGTGAAATAATTACATCCATCCGCTATAAGTTCCACCCATGCGATATAATTGTATTCTAGGGTAGTACTTGCGAATTTTGCAGCCTTTTTTGCTTCTTGTAAATTGGTATACCGGCCGCCGTACTGGCCGGATACACTCCATTTTTCTTCCCTAATTCTTGATTGTTTCATGATGTTCACCTCAAAAAATCGTAAAAATAGCCTGTGTTGTCATAATATGTAATGAGTATACCAGCCTCAGTTAATTCAATATTGGCGATAGGCTGAGGCTGGCAGGTTGACATTGTAATGATTGATATGATTGTTACAAGTGTGAGTTTGATCATGATTTACCTCCTTTTTATTGACTAAATAACATTATAAGGAATTTTAAATATTTCCCCTATTTGTTCAAAGTTAGTAGCAATAAATGGCTTAGTACAATATTTTCTAAATCCTTGCCTAAAAGCCACTATAATAGCATCATGATTGTATTTATTGAATTCATCCCTCATCAAACTTACAATAACGGATTTCTCTATATCAGAAAAAGCATCACTTTTCCCAACCTCAGCCATATCACTGTTTAATATTTTCTTTCCTACTGTATCCCACATACATGCAAAGTTATAGGCTATTTTTTGTTCTGCGACACATATGTCTTTTTCAATTCCTCTTAATTTGTAGCATTTTATATTTAACATATTTAAGCCCCCATTCTTATACATTCATCCATACGCACTTTATAACCATGTAAGCGGACAAAACCGCCATTCTTATCGTAATGTATTTTGAGCTTATGGTAAGCTTTATTAGCGCACCATGCACCCGACACTCCATATAAATAATCATCTATTCCGTATTCTATGCCATGGATTTCTAAGCCGGAAAAACCGCTGTAATATGCTACTGCCGGATTATTCAAACAATATTCTTTTTTCGTCATGATTAAATTCCCTCCTTTTTTACACCTCTATTAAATGATCATTAATAAATAGTCTTGCCGTTACAATCAATGTTCCTGTGTTCCTCAATAATCCTATCACTGACAACTTTAAAATCCTCATGTGTAAAAATCTTTATTCCCGGCGTACCATAATCTTTTCCATACTGGTCAATAGCAGCCTTTACAATCTGTCTTGCTGCCATAGCCATGCAAGCCATATCAATATTTAACTTGGATACTCTATCACAAAATGGATTTGTGCCCGTTGTATAACAATATAATTCCCTTTGTTCTATCGTAAATTCTTTTTTCATGCTTGTACCTCCATTAAATTTTTATACAATTAGTTTCATTCCCAAATAAGGGCATCTGCATATATTAACGCTGTTTTTAATGTTTTAATCTCATACATATTGTTTGGTGTTTTTTTACATTTATTGAGTCTGTTTAGCCTGTTAATCATTAGCTGTTTTGTATATCCACCACAATGCGCTGCTGAAATAAGTTCACGTACTCCATCAGATTTGATCACCAATAATGTATCAGTATTAACATGATGTGCCTTTGTGGGATGATCCTTATACAATGGCAGGTATGTACATCCATCTAATACCAATTGATCCGTTGGATAACACCAAATTTTATAACCATACGGAATCTTTTCCACTATTTCAAATACGTTTTTATTGTCTTTGATTGTTGCCATTTTGTTATCCTCCTATTTGATTTAAGAATTTGATATAATCGTAATGCTTTAAGCCGTTGTAATTATGTGCACAAGCAGCAACTTTCTTTACATCCTCATTTTGAAATGTTACGGACTTGCCGGAATAAGTTATTGTAAAACTTTTTGCCCCTGATACATAATCGTTTCTTATTTGTACGGTTGGCCAGTTTCCGGCAATGTCTAAAAGTTCTTTATACGTATTTACTATCATTGATTTACCTCCATAATTAAAATTTTCCAGTATAAAAGCCACTAAAATATTTTTCTGATGGCTTGCCTATCTGCTTATCTCAAATTCCGTTATAGCCTCTATTTTTCTAAGCTCAGACGTTGAAGCCCAGACTATTTTACCAGATTCGTTTTTAATAACGCTCTTGTATATGTATCCATTTTCACTGATAGTACCGGCGACTGTATAGTTTAGGCTATGTAAACATCCGGTTCCAAGTACATCAATCTTACTATTAAAAAAGCATGTACCATTTTCAATTTTTAATGTGGTGCCATTTCCGCATGCAAAAATTTTTGTGTTATCCGTTATAAAACTGTCTACCCATTTCTGGCAGTCCCTTTCTACGATTCCGGCTAACATATTCTTGTAAGTCATTTTAATACCTTCCTTTCTTGATTGAATTTGATGGTTTCTTTTACTTCTTATTGATACCCTCAATCATCCGCTGATTAAGGGTATTGTAAAAAGTAAAAAATGGATAGCGACAAATTTGTCGGTCATCCACCTTCTGATTAAATATTAAAATCAATGTCTTTTCCTTCCCGTGAATGAAAGAAAATCCTTTTTAGCTTGTTTCTTCTTTTGTTCTCGCGTCCATTCCGGGACTTTATAATGATGTGTTTCATCAAGTTCATGTCTTTGATATTTTTCACCCATGTAGTTTTTTCCTTTCTATTATGACATTATTCTAATTCGGTTATATCATATACATGATTATTTCACCAACAAACCGGTCAAAATCCACACGGCTCATCAACTTGAATTTTTCAAAAGGTATAGTACTAGCCCCTGTCAAACAAACGGTTTCATTATCATCCTGAATCAATGAAACAATAACTTTATTGTCCCGTGGCTCAAAAGTTACCGTAAGAAATACGCTATCACTTATAGTAACCTCATCAATGCCGCCATAGTTGTCCATGAAATCAAGTTTCATTTCCGCAATGGAAAATAGGCTTGTGTCTTCTTTCTCGCGTTCTTCCATGTATCCTACACGCTCAGCAGCTTCATATTTTCCTTCTTGAATAAGAATTTCTTTCAGCCTATGTAATGCGTCGGGGTTATCAATGTAGTCATTTCTCGCTTGTGTGTACAGCTCATCAGCTGTACCATCAAGGTCAAGAGCGGCCTCATGATAATAAATCAGTTCAAAATTTTTCATGATATTTTCAAAATTCGTTGTCATGCTGTTACCTCCATAAATTCTTTTTTGCATGCTCTAGTGTTCCGGGCATATCGGCACGGCTAATTGCTTCATGTTCTTCATAACTTTGTAAATCCTCAAATGTTATTTCTATTTCATCCTCATATGGCTTACTATTCCATGTGTCAATTCTATGAGTGTCTATCAATCCGTTTTCGTCATAAGTGACATAGATTTTTATATTTGTATCTTTGCTTGTCCAAAAACTAAAACCATAACCACCACTAATGATTATAGTATTTACTTCTGCCTGACATGGAATATCTTTTTTGATAATTTCATCATAAGGGCCTATATAAAATTCCCGGCCATATTTAGTGTATAATATTACGCTGAAATCCTCATCACAAATTAGTTGTTGGGTTTTATCAGACTTATCATAGTTTACCGGCAAGCGATAATTGTTAGTAGCACTATACCAATTCACAACACCCCAACCGTCCTTAGTTGCTTCTCTATAAGCTTCATATTTACTCATCATGCGATATACCGGAATACTCACAACGTCAGTCACTATATAGCGTGTTATAACTTTTCTCCTCATAATATTTTCCCCTCCTTATTCTTTAACTCTTGGAAAAACAACGGCTTCTATAATGTAGTGACCGCTATTTTTGCGATTTCCATGATCATAATGAGCAATGTTAATTACCCTTATAGTCCCCCATTCAATCCCTTTATTATTACAGTAAGCTACGGCTAAATCTCCAGCAATATGATTTTTCCAAAAATCATCAGCTGCTTTCATTTCCGTGTAAACCGCTTGATCTGATGAGCTTCCATATTCAGATGAACTAACCAAAATGGTTATAATTTGAGCTTGTTCCGGCTCAAATAAATATTGGTGCGCTGCTACATTTTGGATTTCTTCTTTTGCTAGAAGTGTGGGAAGTTCCGGCTCTAATTCCGCTGATTTTAAAATCCAAACATTAATCGTCTTATTACCTTCTTTTAAGTTGATTTCAAGTCTATCGTTAAGGTCACAAATGTAGTTGTAATGTTCTGTATTGCTACGATATACGGGATAACCTGCCCGTTCTGTGCTGCTTTCATTTAGTGTGTAATCGGTTGGAAAAAGTGCATTTACCATGTTCCAAGCTTCAGCTACGCTGGTTACTTCAATTCTCTTTTTCATATAAATTTACCTCCTCATATTTTCTTTTTTATTAAATAGCCATACAAACGAAAAAACCTTATGAATAACATTACATAAGGTTCTACCGCGTTATTACAGACAGGGAAAACATATTTTCATTACAATGTGTCTACTACTTTCGTACTCCGGACTAGGTTTCTGATTTTGCCCGACTATTGCAATGCTTTTTTGTTATATACTGTACATTTTACGTTCGTCTGCATGATAGATAATAAAAAAGGCAGCCGTTTTATATGCTGCCTTGAATGCTTTCGCTTTCATCATATTCCTTTTTTGTAAGCAGTTGACCGCTTATGAAAACTTTAAAACTTTTGTAACTTGAAATGTAAATTTTTATAACAATGTAATGTAACTTTTTGAAATGTAAAATTTTGTAAAACTCTTTGAATCGTGTTTTTTTGTTCTGTGATACTGTATATGTATTTGTATACCGCTTTGTGTCTGCCCTCATTATTATGACATTATTATGAGCTTACAGCGGTAACGATTGTTAAGCATTCAATCGATAATCTGCCTGATAAATACCTTTTCTATATTTACCATTGATACGTTAATTTTGCACCGTACACTGTGCAATAGTCTTTTTTCTTCTGTCTCATTTATTGTAGAACGGGTAGACTATTCAACCCGATAACCATTTCTGACTGGTTACATCCACACTACTAACCGTTCACCGCCCTACATGAGCATTCTAGTTTTGGCTTTCAATGTGTGCCATTTATTCGGTTGTCAATGTGCTTTAGCCGTGGCCTATTCCCTACCGTGGGAACGTTTCATTATCTGTGACGGTAAAACTAAGGTTATAGGGATTTTAGAACGAATGTTCTTGTTGCACTAAGTAAATTTTTTTGATAATCTAAATTAAGTGCAAAGATATGATATCCCTATATCTTTGTGGTAGGGAATCCGGAATAAACCGGAATCCCTTGTGATAGCCTTTAGCTGGTTATATAGTCTATGTATTCGGATTCAGTGCAAAATAACATGTACTTACCGTTTACAAGGCCCATATAGCCGTAGCTGGTCTGGTAACCTTTAGGCATATCGCGTCACCACCTTTATTAAGTTGTGGAAAGCTGACTACTTGCAATAGTCGGCTTTTTCCGTTCTATAGGGATTGCTAGCCATGTCACTAGCTGAAGGCTTGTTGCTTGCCTTAATACCTATCATGGGGATTGCACCCATGTGCACGCTTGTCGTTTAGGCTATGTACTGTTAAGCTTTTTTATATCAGTGCTTTAAGCTTGTCTATATCGTAGTCGGCACCTTTAATATCATCTAATGCCTGTGCCTGTGATGTCTCAATTATTTCATCAGCACTAGTTCCCGTTAATTCACGATACATTTCCCCATATGCAAAAGCTTTACCGTATGCGATAGTTGATTCATATTCATACATCCCATCACTATCGATATAGTCAAGTTGTTCAAATACTAATGCTTTGTATGCATTTTTTTCAATTCCGGCTTTTACTGTTTCAATCATTTGAGCTTTTTTCATAGGCTTGACTCCTTTATGTAGGTGGTGTGGTAAGTGGGTTATTAGGTTGTGTGTGTTGCTGATATGTATATCTTAGCACAGCTTGAAATGGATGTCAACTATTTTTATTACTTTTTTTCATATTTTTTTATTACTTTAGTAAATGGCTTAAAACCGTTGTTTTTTGACATATTTTTTTTTATGTGATACACTTATGACAAAAATAATAATAATGAGGTGATAATGATGATTTATGAAAATAATAAACAGTTTAAAATTTTTATTTCTAATTTTATTGATAGTAGAGGCGTAAAGCAAACACACGTTGCTAATAAATTAGGACTTACAAAACAGGCTGTAAATGCCAAACTGAGTACCACCAATAAACAACAAATAGCATTATCATTAGATGACGCTAAAGACTATCTTAATGTACTAGGATACGACTTGGATATCAATATAGTACCAATGATTGATAATGAGGATAACCATGATGATCATAACAAGGTAATATAGGGTAATATGCAGTAATACAGGGTAATAATCATATCACTCATGTAACCAGATCACGCTGATGGATATTGATATTGATATTGATATAGGCCTGGTCACCTGATACCTGATACCTGATATGTATGTGCGCATGGTCATAGCGTGGTATAGTGATATGTCAATAATACGCAATACAATGATGTTTAGGGCACCAATTTGGGCTTGTAATAGGTTTAGGCGATAGTTGATAGGGTAAGTGCCTAGAATCGATTTATGAGCCTATTTTTGTTGTCATATTGTGTAATACTGATTATACGTGGTATCGTGATTGCTGTTATGGTTGTCATGCTGCCGGTAATGATTAATTGATACCTTGTTAGGATGTAATCAGCTTGTACATGACTGTGATATGTGTATTGTGTCGTGTAGTGCATTTAAACGGGTGTATATGCCATTTAAAAGGGTGTAGGTTAGGGATTGTTAGGGTGCGGGTGTTAAAATCGATTTACGGGTGTATTTGTATCATGATATTGCGTAATGCTGATGATAATGTGTGTCGTGTTGTGACCAGTGACCAGGTGACTGATAACCAGGTGGCCAGGTGATGAGGTGATGATCATTAATCGTTATGGGTGCCATGATTGTCATGGTTGATATGACATGTTGCTGGCGATTGGATTGTAAAAGGATGATAACACAAGAACATGTGTTTTGTCAATCAATATAATTCTTGTTTATTGCTGGGGATTGAGGAGATTGGAAATTGTTAGGTGAAATTTTTGAAAGCATTATATGGAAGAAATGGGAATAGGAATGGGTAAAATTGGTTGAGTGTGGAGTGGTGGATATTGAGGGTGGATGTAGATGTAATGAGATGCGATTGGATAAGCCGGATTACTTGTATTGCCTGGTATTGCATGGCATTACTGTAATGGTTATTATAAGAATACCTTATTAATTGTTTGATTATTATAAGCTGTGATTATTAATTGAGGTGATTAATTATGATTGATCATAAGTATAGGTTATGTGGTGATTGATTGCTATAAGCGTAGATTATGAGATGAGGTGGAATTGATGGTTGGAAGTATTTCATATTCATTTCAAAAACGTTTCAAAACGTTTCATTTCATTTCAAATCATTTCAATTGTTGCAAATGCAACGTAATTTATAAAATGCCGAACGCAAATGCAAGTGGTTACTTGCATGATATTAGCGGATGAAAGTAATGTTTTAACAGTCATATTTATCATATTAATGATAATTGACACGCAATTAATTAGAATAACTTATAAATAACTGCCATTAATCATAGCCAGATTGCCAGAAGAAATGTAACAAAATAGCACTTTGTTACATTTTATTGATGTCCCAAAAACCGCATGGTTGAGCCATTCCTTGCCCATGACAAGGGGGGATGGTTTACATTTTGGAACTCAAAACAGAACGCGCGTTTGGCCTCATCTACTCCATTCACACGTCATCCCTGATTTTCAACTCCGAAAACGCAAAACTTACAATTATCTTACTTTATTCAAAAACACGTTCGATTATCACTTCGGGAAATCACCAACACACCACCTGCAAACCGCACAAATAAGCCATTCTACAATTCTTACATAATCCTTACGAAGCACATTTTACCGGCAAAATCACCTCATATCACCCAGAACACCGCATAAACACTGACGATTTCCGAACTCACCCTAAAATCACTAAAAAATAGCATTTTTCTATATTATGAAGCTCTCATCAAAACACCTTCCACATACCAAGGAATCCAGTAAAATCAACACTTTCACCAATAATTTATCACAGTTTTCGAAAATCCCATCGAGAACACAATCAGATCAGATTCATCAGAAATTCAACCAAAACAATATTTTTTACAGGAAAATTTATATTTATCTATATGGCAGCACATCAGACTCACACATTAGACTTATCAGACTCACATGGGCCATATCAATATCACACCAACGCCAGGGAGTATCATATCATCAAGAGCACATTCATCAAGCATGTTCATCAAAATAATTCAAAATAAAAAATATTCGTGAACAATAAAAATTCTTATTGACAACATCTTCCAAGTATGTTAATGTATACCCAAGGAAGTTCTTACATATCAAAAATACTTGACAAATCATATAAGTGAGGACTCTTTATTTTTATTCATATTCATATCAGTCTGACAGCTGATAGAGGATATACGTGGTACACACAAAATAGTTTTGCAATCATTGGATTATTTTTCAACTTAGTATCCCAGTAAAAAAAACTACTCAAGAAACTGACAGGGGTTGACTTCTCGGTAGCGTAGCGGACGAAAGTCAAACCAACAAGTGTCTTAGCGCAAGCTAAGTCACGCTGTTAAGTGGGTGTGGGGTTTACCCCGCTCATTAACAATTCCTATTTTTCATGTAGTAAGGAAATAATGCAAGTTATTCACTCTCACTATATCATCACGATCTCCATCTCTTATGGTAAATGATAGTAAATGGATCTTCTCCTATTTCTCCTATATGGATGGTTCATTGAGTGAACATTGAAAATTAAATATGATTGATAACTATTCCGTCTCTTCTGTAAGTACCCTGTAAGTACCATAGGCACAAAATCTAAAGAAAGGAATATTTTTTATTTATTTTTTTATTAACGGACAAGGAAGGAGTAAACGAATATTTTCAGATTATCCTCAAAATGTTTTTCGTGGAATGATGTATTTCTCTTTGACTTAAGGAGTTACTTTGAAAAAAGAACGTCTGAAAATCAACTGTACCTGTCCCTTAGATTAACCAAAAAACACAAAACAAAGGGACGCTTAGGTGTCCCTAGTACTAAAAATGTAAAAAGAAAGGAATAGTTTTATTGAAAAAGAAAAGAGAATTAACAACTAATGCAGCATTGCAAACACCTATTGAAATTGCACTAGGTATTGATGCAGAAGGTATGACCACTGCAAGAAAACTTTATAGTTTTCTGGAATTGAATATTACTCAATATTCCAGATGGTGTAATTCCAATATTAAGAACAATAAGTATTTGATATTGGGAGAGGACTATTTTTACCTCGACATCCATGTCGAGAAGTATCAAGACTATAAATTAACAGCGAATTGTGCGAAGAAACTTGCAATGACGGGAAATACAGACAGACACAATCAAGCCAGAGATTATTTTATAGCATGTGAGCAAGGACTAAAAATAGCCACATCAAAATTAGTTCAGCAACAAAGTAATCAGCAAATTGATATGAAACCGTTAACAGAAGCTATATCAAAGCTAACCGATACAACAGTACTAATATCAGATAGAATATCTAAAATCGAAGAGCAACAGAGACAAATATTGTTACCGAAAAGAGTATTTACTAGGTGGACGAAAAAGATGTTCCCCAAATATGATCTATTAATGAATTACTTTAATATCTCTCGTTCAGAATTATATCATAATCTTTATATTGAATTGGAAAATACATATTCAGATATAGATATTAAACAATTGCAAGATGATTATTGTTATGAAAACAATTTGGATACATGCTACCCTCTGGATGCAATAGAGCATAATACTTCGGTGCGCATGTTATTTGAGAACTTAGTGGATAATTTATTAACGGCTTACAGCTTAAGCAGTGATGATTTATCATCAACAAGAAAATCTACTATTTTTGATCAAGCAAATAAAGCAGGTGATATGAATTGCAATACATAAAAGTTCCACGAGAAATAATTTACGCAAAAGATATTGGAGATAAGCGCATTGCTTGCTTTACTTATTTTGTTTTCCACATGGGGTTGAATGACCGGGTACTCTTCTATTGCAACTATCTAATTGAATGGTGTCATTTCAAACCTAAGCGTGATAAGGGATGTATGAATGACAAGTTTAAGAAAATTTTATCTTGGATGTATACAAATGGGTTAATACACAATTTCGACGATAATGATTTTGATGAAAAGAGATTTAGTTCTAATTCTATTTTTGTTGTAGATATAAACAGGGAATGGTTCTCCCCAAGCGGTGACTTTGCTTTAATATTTGATTTTGAGATAGAGGTCATAAACGATTATTATCAGAAAAACAAAAAAACTATTGATACAAGGATATCATGGGCAACAATCTTACTTGTACTGTCTTACGTAAGGTGTAATATTCGTCACCGCCCAAAAGAATGTTATGAGACTGCCAGCGAGATAGAAAAGTGTCCTGAAATATTGTTCAGGAAATACATGGAAATTGCAGATGATATCGGTATATCGGAAAGAGTGGTTTCAAAGTGCATCAAAATTCTTTGTGAACTGGAAATATTAATTAAAGCGGATATGCCAAGATTTAAGGACAAATCCGGAAATTGGCATACCGATTCAACTATTTTCACCAATAAATATAAATATGTTCAGGATAAAAAAACAAAAGAACCTATCTTGTTCACGGATTACAAACCAGATCGAGAAATAAAATACGGAAAAAAACTGGTAGCTTCACGGAAGCTGACCATCACAAGCGAAAAAATATACGAGGAGGATTTTAATATTATATGAACTTACAAGCTTTAAGAGGAGCTGGGTGTGTGCGCTCATCAGATGCATTTCCACGCTCTACAACTAAACAAATGACGGATGATGAATGGCAGGAGAATTTCAAAATACTAAAAGCAGTAACAATTCCCAGTGTGAATAAGAAAATGGGTGGGCAATATTCAGTGGAATCTGGACGGTGGAACCGTGAAAGCAGCGGTGCTTACTATGGTACAACGAATTGGCAGCAGTATTGTTCTTTTATAAACAATGTCTTAAACAATATCCGCAGCGGCGGTGTGGATTTTTGTTACTTTACATATCAAATTAAGGACTTGCTGTCCTTTGAATTATCAAGATTGGAAACACGCTATAATCCACAAGACAAATATTGGTCTGTGTGGCTGAAGAAGGGGGTAAAAGGATAATGAATAGTACATTAGCAGTTAATGGAACACAACAATTCATGGGGAGAATAATTCCTATTGTATATGGAGGTTTTGGAGAAAATAAAAAAGTCATTTCTTCTAAAACAATTAGTGAGATCCATAATTCGAGAATTTCTGATATCAACGCATCTATAAAGAGATTGATATTGACCAAACGAATTAATGAGTCAATTGATTACATTGATCTTCTAAGTGAAACTGTTTCACTTAGAAATTTGGCAATAGAATTAGGGCTGTTGTCAAGCAATAGAACCAAAAATGCATTTGTATTATCTGAACGTGGATACTCAAGACTTATAAAAGCTATGGACGATGATACTTCATGGGATGTACATGATAAATTAGTTGATGAGTATTTCCAGTTAAGAGAAACCAATAAATTTAGTGATTACATAACTCGTGCGGAGTTTACTGAATTTACCAACTCTCTCACCTCTTGTCTTACAGCTGGATTTGCTAAAATTTTTGAATCACAAAATAGTTTTTATGCAAGTATCAATAACTCAATGAGCAATCTTACTAAATATCTTATTGTACAAAACACACCTGCTCTTACACCGGAAGAACTTTATCCAAAACCGGAAGAGGCCCCAAGGGTATCACCGCAAGTGAAAGAATATAAGAATCAGATTTACGAATTATGCAATCGTATTGTGGCTAATTCAGACTATGAGTCGTCAAATCTGGTACTCTCGTATGCTTATAGATTAATAAACAAAAGATACGGTATTTGTTGGGATCAGGAAATAAAGGATTATATGAATGAAAATTGTTTAGACAGAAAACCAGCACTTATCAATGTTATTGCAGAGTCAGATGATTGTAAATATTACAAATCAATTCTGCTGGCAATTCTGACGGATCTTGCTGATCAATATTGTAAGGAAACATCAGTTCAGGAGTTTACCTCTGATTGTGAAAATGCAATTGAGTTGGTTACTACATGGAAGGATGCTCAAATGACAATTCCCAAATTAGCCGAGTTGACGAATGATACCTCTGTTAGTGCAGGAAAAACCTACCAAAAGATATACAAGATAATGGAAAATGACAACAAAATAAATTGGAGTTATTATCGTTCTGTTTATAAGAAAAATAATGGTATTTGTAATCGTTCTTTAAAACCACCAAAGAAATCAGTAATAGGGAACAGTCCTAAATTACAAAAAATATTCATAGCAGCAGTTAATAATGAGATTCAGAATATAAGCAAAAGATAAAGGAGAAAATAAAAATGATTAAATGGATCACCGAATTTATAAAGAGGTACTTCAAAAAAGATAAAGAGTATTTACTAGAGAAAATGTATATGGTCTACCTAGATGATATTAAAATTTCTCACAGTTTTGCGGCAACTACAATCAGGCCTAAAAAATGGGAGAGAAAAGTTGACTACTATTTCAGAACCGGCGAATTTGAGTCATCAATAGTACTTAATCAGGATTTTGTTTTAGTGAATGGGTACAGTACATACAAGATAGCCGAGAAATTTGGTATTAAAAAAGTACCAGCCTATTTTTTACCGGCAGAAAGAGGGGACAATCAGTAATGGAAAAAGACTTTGATCGGAATAATGAGAATTGTATTGAGTGGATTTCAGGTGAACATTATGTTCTTATTACATATACGGAACGCAAATGGATAAATAGGGTCAAAAAGTTATACTCTGAACGCAAGGATGAGTTCAAATATTTTGTGGAAAACTCGGACGGATCTGTTTGTGCTAAATTTCCCAAGAAATGGATAAAGAATAATCCTGGAGCAGTCCCCGATCCAGATAAACCGAAGAAGGTTCTGTCTGATGAACAGAAAGCCAAAATAGTAGAAAGATTTGCTAAGGGACGAGTATCTAAGAAATCTAAATGATTCCTTTGTCAAGTTTTATTATATAGCATAGTAAAAATCACCTCAATTTCGGCTTGCAACAGGTTAAGTGGAGAGTTGTTAGGGTAAGTTGATAAAATCGAAAATCGGGGTGATTTTTATAAGAAAATGAAAGAATGAGGTGAAATAACATAAGCGAATTTGGAATTAAAATCAAAAACATCAAGGCCGGAATGCTTTATGAGGTTAATCTTGGCATCCGGGACTACTTTACATATACCGATGCAATGTTGAATAATAGCCTGTTTAGTGATTTTCTTCAACGGAATGGGTTAAATGTTTACAAGGGTGAAAGCACCAGGGATGTAATTTGCTTAGACTTTGATTTTGGCAGCAAATCATACAATACAGAGTGTAAACGACTAAATAAATTATTAAAAGAATCAGAGGAAGCTTTAAAAAAATGTGATGAATCGTCTTCGTCAAGTGATAAACTCAACAAATCAATCCAAAAAATAAATCAAATAATAGAAAAAGTTCAATCTAACAAGCTTCTTTATCTCGAAAAAAAGCGAGATGAAATACGAGAAGAATTTTATGAAAATGGTGTTGACGTAACCTATAAAACAAAAGATAAAAATGGGGACGTGAAAGCTTCCGAGACAATTCACTATAAAATGCTTTATCGGACAAGTGCAAAAGCCAAGCTGGGACAAGCCATTTTTATAAATGAAAAGTTGTATAAAAAAGCTTATGAGTGGCTTACTATGGGACTTGGTGATATTATGCCGGAAGATAATGCTAAAATTGTGGAAATGTCAGCTTATGCTCCGCTTACGACAAGTACGATCATTAATACTATGCATATACCGGTGCAAGATATTCTCATATTGAGTGATCAAGACTCGTTCTTTAAAACAATGGCTAAAGTAATCAAAGCAGAAAATTATACTGAAAAAATAAAAGGCATTGATTTTCAAGGAAAAAAATGCGTAGTTGTAGAAGAAGAAACAGAAGTCAAAAATACGGTATGGGATGGCATGGGTCTGATTGATAACTCTATTTTACCGGACTGGATCAACGGTATGGCCTTGTTACGCAATCACTTCTTTAAAATGTGCGGATTCAAAACACATATTCAAAAATTTTTCCAAGACTGGTGTTTGGAAAATGGGCATGATTACAATACATATGAAGTACAAGATATGTTTGGAAAGTGGCATTATTTAAAAGACATCAAAGTTATTACTACAGATAATTCAATTAAATGGAAAAAATTTAGTGATTTAATGGGGAATTCACTTTCTTCCGCTTACGAGTACTGGTGTAATAGAATTCAGCTCAACGGGAATATGTGGGGAATTGTAAAAACTGATCATCTAAGTAAACTTGGTGAATATCAGCAACTTAGTTATCAAATGATTAATACTCTCCCTTGTGAACGTGAAGAAGTAAAAGATATTGCCCAAGTCAGTATTGATTATGTTGAAAAAATAAAAATGGACAATGAGGAATTTGAAAAATTTCTTCGCAAATATGCCAATGAAATAAATCATTATGAAATGCTTGCTGATTTGTATAAACATAATCCAAATTTTGCCAACTCAAAATGGTTCAGAAGTGAAAAAACCCAAATCATAAGAGATTATGTTTATAAAATGAGAACCGGTAAAATCATGGTCAATGGAGATAATCTTACTATTTGCGGAAATCCTTATGCTCTACTAATTTATTCAGTTGGAGATGATTGGACAAAAGATCCAACCTTAAATCAAGAAGATGGTTGTATTCAGTGTTACACTACCAGATTTAATGATGGAGAATATTTGGCCGCCTTTAGGAATCCTCATAATAGTCCCAACAATATATGCCACTTACATAATACATATAGTTATGAATTAAGCACTTATTTTGAGTTCAGTAAAAATATTCTGGTTGTAAATTCTATTGGTACAGATATTCAGGATCGCTGTAATGGGTGCGATTATGATTCTGATTTTCTTTTAGTGACTAATCAATCCATCATGGTAAAATATGCTGCCATTTGCTATAAAAAATATTTCACAATAGTAAATGCCCTTAAAGAAAGTGGAATGACATATCAAAATACTAAAGTAGAATATGCCAGAATGGATAATAAATTCTCAAAATGCAGGTTAGGTATTGGACAGGCGAGTAATTTAGCTCAATTGGCAATGACATATTATTGGACGGAATTGCAAAAGGAATTTCCTGATTCCGATAAAATAAAAGAATTGTATGACAACTTTATAATTCTCTCTGTATTAGCTCAAGTAATTATTGATGGTTGTAAACGAGAATATGAAATTGATGGCATGGAAGAAATAAACAGAATAAGCAAGCTTGATTGTATGACTCTAACACGATTATTTATAGATAACGAAGGTAAAATCAAAAAGAAAAAGTGCGATTTTCCAGAATTCATGAAATATACCAGAGAAATCAAATACAGTAATAATGGAAAAGATCGTCCATATGATGATATAAAAAAACAAAAAGAAGATTTAAAAAATCGTGTAAATTATGATTTGGTTTGTCCTATGAATTGGCTAGAGGAATATATTAATAAGATCCAAAATGCAACTACGGCTGGTGCGTTACCAACTGAAGACTTTTTTAACAAAATGAATGGTAAAGCTAATGATCGACAAATGTCAAAAATAATGAGTTTAGTTGTTAATTACGACAATGCACTTTGGAATGCAAAAAACAAATATGAAAATGATGAAGATATGTATTTTTTTACAACAACAGAGGCACTAAATGAAGTAATAGTTCAAATGTCAAAAATTAAAATAAACAACATAGTAACAATAAATAGGCTTATTGAAGTCGCGCTTGGATTAGAGATTGGACGAGTACCATCAAAAAATAGCAAATATAATCCCACAAAATATACCAGAAAAATATTAAATCTTTTGTACAAAACGAACAGAAATAAGTTTTTTTTGAATTTTTCTTGTGAAAACTGACCAAAAACTGCGGAATTAATTTGTTTAAATGTCCTAAAAAGCTAGCAATAGCAAGGGTTTCCAGACTTTTCATAAAATGTGCTATATAGAGGGGAACGCGCAGCATTGTTTTAGTAGCCTCTACCGCTATTGCCAAGCAAGCGGTATACAAATATGGGGACTGGTCTAAAAACAGCTATGCCAAGAAAGGCAACACAACATGTTGAGGGTTAGGTAGTTAAAAAGCTGCCTAACCTATTTTATTTTGGAGAGGTATCGAAGTGGTCATAACGAGGCGGTCTTGAAAACCGCTTGCTGTAAAAGGCACGTGGGTTCAAATCCCACTCTCTCCGTTTTGTCAGATGTATGATCTGGCTATATACTTTTTGCGCGGGGTGGACAAATGGCAAGTCGTTAGGCTCATACCCTAAAGATTTCAGGTTCAAATCCTGACCCCGCAATTTTGCCCTGATGGCTCAGTTGGCAGAGCAGCCGCCTTGTAAGCGGCAGGTCGTGAGTTCAAATCTCACTTGGGGCTTACCGGTTTTCGGAATAAAAAGAGAAAGAGGGTTTTCAATATAATTAAAATCACGAAACAGGAACGGAATTACTTAGAGAGTATCGGTTTCACAATGGGTAAGGATATACATAAGACTCATACAAATCATCCTGCTTATTACGCAACGGAAAGTAAAAATCTTATAAACATACTCAAAAAACGGCGAAAAGACAGCATTATAAACTAAAATCAGAAAGGTGGATTGGACACCATCGCTAAGAAAAAACGAGAAGTACAAATTGAGGTAATTGGTGGCAACGCTGAAGGTGTTACTGGTAGTTGTAGTAAAATTAGTTTCTTTGGCAGGACAGCTCTATTTGAATTAGGTATGATCCAAGACAATAATACCATTCTGGAAAATTATAGGGCAAATAGTAAATTGATATCTAAAATCAAGCCAAAAGAAATAGAATTAGTATTCATAGGTCACTGTCACTGTGATCATATTGGATTAATTCCAGCATTATTTGCAAGAGGAAATAAGGATATAAAAATTATAGTTCCTAAAGGCAGTACAGGTATTTTAAAAGAAATGTGGTTGGATAGTGCTTATATCAATCAAAGAGATTTTGATCAACTTAATTCAAAATTTAACACAACCAGTTACACTCCGCTTTATACAAATGATGAAGTAAATATGGCATTATCTCATATTATTGAGATTGATGTTGGAAATATTGTAGAAATAGACAAAGAAATTAATATCAGATATATTCCCGCCGGTCATGTATTATGTTCATGCCAGATGGAATTATTTATTAAAGGTGGCTCACATACCAGAAAAATATTATTCACCTCTGACTTAGGGAATCAAATGATTGAGGATAGAAAAGTTTTTGTAGAGCCATTACAAAAATCTGTTAACACTCAAGTGGTAATTGGTGAAGCTACATACGGAAGACGTGCTGGTTCTATGTCTAAAAAGGACATTGAATTAGACAGAAAGAAAATGAAATCTGTTATTGAACAATATTGTGTTGATAATGGAAAACGTGTTTTAATACCAAGCTTCGCCTATGATCGTACTCCATTTATATTATGGGAATTATATTGTCTGTATGGAAATGATAAAACATTTGATATCCCCGTTTTAGTAGATAGTCCGTTAGCAAACAGATTATTAGACTGTTATTCTTTAATTCTCACCGGTGAAGCCAAAGATAAATTCGACGAAATGATGTCGTGGAAGAATATCAAAAGGATTATTACCCCAGAGGATAGCCGTGCTGCTGTTGCAGACAAGGGTGCAAAATTAATTTTATCCAGCAGTGGGATGCTTTGTGCCGGGAGAAGTATTAAGTGGACACAGAGCATTTTACCTAATGAAGATGATGCAATTTTGTTTGTGGGATTTGCTGGTTCTGATACACTGGCCGGAAAAATCAAAAATGAAAAGACAAAGAAAACTATTAATATAGGCGGCAAACCATGTAAAAACAAGTGCCAAATCATTGATCTACATTCATTTTCATCACACATGCAGCGGAATGATTTAATTAATTACTATAAGAGTATTAATTGTGAAAAAATATATTTGGTACATGGAGATACATCTGCCCGGTTAGAACTTAAAGAAGATTTAGAAAAAGCTATTTCTGATTGTTTAAAATCAACCAGGGTAATTATCACCAATAAGGGTACAAAAATCTCATTATGAGAAATATATAAACAGAAAGAAGGGTTCATTATTAACGAATTATTAATAGAAATCCCACAATCTCTTGAAAATATGAAACTCCCATCTCCTGAATTAGTAAATTATTGGAGACTGGACGAAAATAGAACATTTTATATCGATTGTGAAATCACAGAAGATGTACTTGAGATTCAAAGAAGTATTATCTGTATTAATATGGCAGATAAGGGAATTGATGTAGACAAAAGAATTCCAATCAAAATTTTAATTAACAGTCCCGGTGGATACTTAACAGAAACATACAGTTTAATCGATGTTATGTTATTGTCTAAAACGCCAATTGTTACTGTGAATATGGGTATTGCATATTCTGGCGGTTTTCTGTTATTAATTGCCGGACACAAAAGGTATACGCTCAGCCATGCAAAAGCAATGGCTCATACGGGTTCTGGTGGTTCGCAGGGTACATATGAACAAATTCAGGAGCAGCAGAAAATATACAAACAGCAAGTGGATGAAATGGGAATTTACATTTTGGAAAGAACCAAAATAGATGATAAAACCTTCAAGAGGAATAAAGCTAAAGATTGGTACATGGATGTCGATGAACAGTTAAGTTTTGGTGTTGTTGATTATGTTTTGGAAGATTTAGATGAAATATTTTAGGGGAGTGATCACTGCTCTCCTTTTTTGATGAACGAAAGGAAAATTCAAAATATGGCTATTAAGGTTACTGAAAGTGCAGAAAGAATTACACCAGCAAAGAAAACCGTTGAAGTAAAAGATGTTTTGCTTAGAGAAATGAAATTTGTAGATGAAACTGGTGATATTACTGCCAAAGTTATTGAGGCGTTGCCGGAGATAGATAAAGTAACTTTTAAAATTTCTGTGGAGTTACCCACTGATGAGGACTAAAGAAGGAAAGTTGGTGAAATCATATTTAATTTAAAAGAAGAATTAGAAAAGTATGGATTAAATGAAGATACATATAAAGCAATCTGTGCCGATATTTCAGATAAGATCAATGGTATTAATGATTTGGATTGGACAGAAATAAAAGATAAATATAATGTTCAGTGTGCAGCTGATACAATTCGCAAATCATCTTCTACTATTTTTGGTGGAGAATTCAGAGAGGCTTTTCTGAAAAATCAATTGTATACAAATTCTGACGAATCTTCTAAAGAAACTGAAATTGATAAAAAAATCAGAGAATTAAGAAAAGAGCGAAATAAATGGCAGACAATAAATATTGAACAAACAAGAATAAATAGGCAAAATGACCGGCAAGAAATGTTTTATGAATATGTTGGTAAGATTTGTGAAACTCTTCCTGTACCTGATTTTGAACCACTGTCAAAGGACGAAGATTTCTCCACCGAGTATATTTTAACATTGGCAGATATGCATTATGGTGCCAAGTTTAAAAGTGAAAATAATGAATATTCTCCGGAAATAGCAAAGAATAGATTAGAATTTCTTGCCGGAGAAGTTGAATGTTTTGTTAAGAAACATAAAGTTGGCAAACTTCATGTCGTTTCTCTGGGTGACACTATACAGGGTATTCTTAGAGTCAGTGATTTAAAACTGAATGATTCATCAATTGTAAAGGCAACGGTTGAAATTAGCAGGTTGATTGCGTTATTTCTAAGAAGTATATCTACTTATGTAGAAGTTGATTATTACCATGTTCCTACTGCAAATCATACCCAGTTAAGACCATTAGGTACAAAAGCCAGCGAACTTGCTGATGAAGATTTGGAATATGTGATTGGAAATTATATTAAAGATTTATGTATTAAAAATGATAGAATTAATATTCATTTAGCTGATGAAGGAAAACAATATATTGAGATACCACTTCATGATTATGAAATAATTGCAATGCATGGGCACACAATAAAAAATATGGAGTCTTCTATTAAGGATTTAAGCATGTTGAGGCGTTCTTTTTTAGATTATCTCATTTTGGGCCATTATCATTCTGGTAAGGAACTACCAAGTTTTGAAGGATGCTGTAGTGACACAGAAATATTGGTATCCCCATCGTTTGCTGGTTCAGATCCATATAGCGATTCTATAATGAAAGGTAATAAAGCAGCTGTTAAAATTTATGGCTTTAATTTCATATATGGTCACAACGAGACATATAAAATTATCCTTAACTGAAAAATTCCAACTATAATAAGCGGTGATTAAGCAATTACACTTCACAAATTAATATTTTGCTTCATGGACATGTGGATTGTTGGTACAGCATGTTTAATTTAAGAGATTACTCTCTCCTTTTTATGTTGAGGGCGGCATTGTTGTATGACTTTGTTGTCCTCTTCTTGTGATGAAAATAAGGAAAATTGAATATAGAAAAAAAGTATCTAAATAGTATTTTATTTACTTTTTTTGACAATGAAAGAGGTACATTATATAGCAAAGAAAAGATCTTTTGAAGATGTAAAAAATGAAATAAATAAAATTTCGCCAAATATAGAATTAGTTGGTGAATATATAGATACTCAAACAAAAATAACTTGTAAATGCAAAATACATAATTATATGTGGGATGCCTTTCCTTTTAATCTACTAAAAGGACAAAATTGTCCAAAGTGTAGTGGTGTATACAAAAAAAACACTAATGATTTTATAGAAGAAATTCAAGCTATGTATAATAATGAATATTCCTTATTATCTGAATATGAAGGAGCTAATAAAAAAGTAAAAATGGTTCACAATATTTGTAATAATTTTTATGAGGTTACTCCATCAAATTTTTTAAGAGGAAGGAAGTGTCCTTATTGTGCAAGAGAAAATTCATACGCATATACAAATGAAGAATTTATCCATAAAATGAAAACAATTAATCCCAATATAAAAATTGTTGATGATTATAAGGGTAGCATGATTAAACATAATGTTGAATGTATAAAATGTGGATATCAATGGGAAGCCACCGCAAATACTTTATTAAGGAATAAAACTTCGTGTAAAAATTGTAGTACTTGGAAAAATAAAAAAATAGAGTATGAAGATTTTGTTAAAAGGACTGCAAATAATAATTCGAAAATAGTTGGCAACTTTACTGATATGAATACAGTAACGGCATTTAAATGTGAAATCCATAATATTATTTTTAATACAAAGCCTAGTTATGTCTTAACCAATTCAGTGAAATGTCCTAAATGTACTAAAAAACCAATTGTTACAAATGAAATGTTTAAGAATAGGATAAAAAGAATAAATAAAGATATTGAAATCTTGGGTGAATATAAAAATCAAAAAGAAAGAATTTTGTGTAAATGCAAAAGACATAAATATACATGGCTCGCTGCTCCAACCACTTTATATAATGGTTGTGGTTGTCCCATGTGCAAAAAAACAAAAGGAGAATCTATAATAGCTAAATATCTGGATGAACATGCAATTGAATACGAAATGTTTAAAAAATTTCCTGATTTATTTGGTGTCGGTAGAGGTAAATTATCATATGATTTTTATTTACCAAAATATAAATGCTTGATAGAGTTTCAAGGAAAATATCACGATGGCTCTGTTCCTTTTCAAACGAAGGAACAATTAAATATTCAACAAGAACATGATATTAGAAAACAAAAATATGCTAAAGATAATGGATTTAAATTAATAGCAATTTGGTATTTTGATATAAAAATAGTAGATAAAATATTAAATAAAGAATTGTCTACATTTAGTAAGGAGGTAATAGTGTGAATTATTTTGAAATAATTATAGAAATCGGCCTGTCAGCTGATGAAATTAATGTTTTAAAAGAATCTCTAGAAAGATATCAGGAGACCTGCGCTTCTCATGTTGAGGAGCTGCTCATTGAAGGTATTATGGAGAAATTGGAATAACAAGATATTGTCGAGAGTGGCGGTCACAATGTCATTCATACTTATTAAATTGACAAGGGGGTGATTTTAATAGCTAGAAGTACCGTTTACAACAAAATTGTTACAGAAGAAAAAATGGCAAAAGTCATTCCAGAAAACATACAGATTGGTGAAGATTGGCTGGAATATATGCAGTCAATAGACCGTTCACCTCAATCTATCATTGGATACCGATCAGATTTGAGAATTTTTTGGACTTGGAATATGGAATTTAACAGTAATAAATATTTCCCAAAATTAACTAAGCGTGAAGTTGCAAAATTTCAAAATCATGCAATTAATGTTTGGGGCTGGAGTCCAAATAGAGTTCGTAGAGTAAAATCTTGTTTATCTTCAATGTCAAATTACATAGAAAATGTATTAGATGATGAAGAAGAGTTTGAAAACTATAGACCAATTATTAGAAAGATAGAAAATCCCAGCAAGGAAGCAATCAGAGAAAAGACAGTTTTACCAGATGAAAAAGTTGATATGCTACTGGAAGTATTGGTAAGTAAAAAGCAATATGAACGAGCTTGTGTTGTTGCCATTGCCGCTTATTCTGGAATGCGAAAATCAGAACTCTTACAAATGAAAGTTGAATTCTTTGATGATGACCATTTTGTATATGATGCAATGTGGAAGACCGATAAGATTAGAACAAAAGGATTCGGACGTGTCGGAAAACCGCTCAATAAGTTCATTTTATATGGAGCAAAGCCATATTTGGATTTATGGATGAATGAACGAAAAGAAAAAGGTATAGATAGCGAATATCTTTTTTCTACTAAATCCGTAGATAAAGAAGATGGTTCTGTAACATGGGGACAAAGAAAAGATGTTGACCATTGGGTTAAACAATTCACCGAAATCATTGGCGTAGACTTTTATTTTCATTGTATGAGACACTACACTTGCACCCGTTTACATAAAATGAATCTACCTGCTCATGTTATACAGGAATTTTTTGGATGGTCAAGCTCTGAAATGCTGAAAATATATAATGACTTAACCGCTGAGGATGAGTTTGGCAAGTATTTTGATAGAGATGGTATAAAAGAAGTAAAGCAAGGAAGTCTGACAGACCTCTAATAAATCACCCACCCACAAACATCCCCGCCGTCCTTCGACCACGGGGTCTTTCAATTAAAGGAGAAAAAATATGAATATGGATATATTAGAATATTTGGTTTATCCAGTTTTAGTTATTGCAATTTACGTGATTAAGTATTTTGCCACAAACGCAAAAGTAAAGGAAATGGTAGCTTACTGGATTAAAGAAGCCGAGGAAACATATGCTGGGGCAATTGATGCCGGTCATACAAAACAGGGATATGTTGTAGATCATTTATATTCTATGGTGCCAAAGTATCTACAGCCTGTTATATCTAAAGACAATATCACAGAGATTGTTCAGCGCACATTCTTATATATTGAAAATTACGCTGATCAGCAATTAGATAAAGTCATTGATAAGATGGGTAATTATTAAGAAAAGTCAAAATTTCAATGTAAGATTTATCCAATCTTAGTTTTTCTAACGGAGGGTGACGATAATCACATCTATTATAGTTATCCTCCCATTATGGAGAGTGGTTAGTATAATTTTTACACTAGCCACTCTCCCACTCTTCCCGGATATAGTTCAACTTGGTAGAACGCTGCATTTGGGATGCAGAGGTTTTTGTAGGTTCAAATCCTACTATCCGGATTAATTTATTATACAAAAAAAGAAAGGATGGTGTGATATTGGCACAAGAAAAATCAAATAGGCGAGTTGCTACCACTGCACCGTCTAAAAATACAGAAATTCAAAAAATCAGATACTCAAAAGATGACAATCCAAATTTCTACAAATGTCCCACTTGTGGAACTCCATATACAAAACTACATGATAATTTCCCGGCATCTCAAAGTGAATTGTATTCTGGGTGGAATTATCATTTACCTATCTGTAAACGATGTATGGATCAATTATTTATACATTACACAGAAGCATATGGAGGTGATGAAGATACAGCCATTCGACGGTTATGTGAAAGATATGATATTTATTATTCAATTAGCCTTTTGAATGCAAGTCGTAAAATCACTAAGAATCGGTCGCGTATTCATACATATGTTTCCAGAGCAAACTTGACACAATACCAAGGCAAAACATATGATACTACTCTTGATGAGGAACGTAGGGGTGATGTTATTGAGACATTGGATGAAATCGATGAATCAGTAAAAACAAAAGTAAAAACAATAAAATTTTTTGGAACTGGCTTTACGGATGACGATTATCAATATTTACAAACACAATATACGGACTGGACTACTCGTTGCGAATGTAAAACAAAAGCACAAGAAGAAATATTTAAAAGAATTTGTTTTATACAATTAGATATTTTAAAAGCAAGCCGGGAAGGTAAAACTACTAAAGATTTAGATAAAACATTACAAGATTATTTAGAAAGCGCAAACCTAAAACCAAAACAAAACAATTTAGATACTCTTTCTGATGCTCAGACATTCGGAACCCTCTTGGCGAAATGGGAAAATGAACGTCCGCTTCCAGACATTGATGAAGAATTAAAGGATGTTGATAAAATCGGATTGTACATAGATGTATTTTTTCGTGGTCATTTAGCTAAGATGATGGGGTTAAAAAATGGTCTTTCAAATCTATATAGTAAATTTATTAGAAAATATACTGTAGAACGTCCTGAATATCAAGGTGATGATGATAATGAAGCCTTGTTTGACGCAATTTTTGGTAGTAAGACTGAAGATGAATAGGTGATATTATGGCCGAAAATCGTAAAATGACAACTAAAGAAGTTGCAAATGAAAAATCCGAAAAAATCATGAATGGAGTTGCATATTGGGGGGCATTTTATCGTAATAACCCTCAAAGGTTTTGTAAAGATTATCTCAATATACATTTAAAATTATTTCAAAAAATATTATTATATGCTATGATGGCAAATAATTATTTTATGTTTTGTGCAAGTCGTGGTCTAGGTAAAACTTGGCTTACGGCTCTTTTTTGTGTAGCTAGATGTATACTTTTTCCCGGGACAAAAATATGTGTTGCCAGTTCTACTAGAACACAAGCAAATGAAGTTTTATTAAAAATTACAGATGATTTTTGCAAAAATTACGACTGGGGTTCTGATTTACTTAATAATGAAATTTCATATAAATCAGTAGGACAAAATAATGCTGTAATAGAATTCAAAAATGGTTCTTGGATTAGAGTTGTTACAGCTTCTGATAATGGTCGTGGTGCCAGAGCCAATATACTCATTGTAGATGAATTTCGTATGGTTGATTTAGATGTAATTAATACTGTACTCCGAAAGTTTCTTACAGCCCCTCGCTCTCCTGGTTTTTTAAGCAAAAAGGAATTCAAACACTTAGTTGAAAGAAATAAAGAAATTTATATGTCGAGTTGTTGGTACAAGAGCCATTGGTCTTTTGATAAGGCAAAAGCATATGTTGTAAACTTCTTAGATGCTTCAAAAAAATATTTCATTTGTGGACTTCCTTATCAAATTGCAATAAAAGAAAATTTGTTATCCCGAGAGCAAGTTGAAGATGAAATGTCAGAAGCAGATTTTGATGAAACAAAATTCTCTATGGAAATGGGATGCCTTTGGTATGGGGATACGGGAGATGCTTTCTTTTCTTTTGATGATGTATCAAAAAGAAGACGATTAAAAACGGCATTTTATCCTCCAACATCAAAATATAAAGTTCCAGATTTGGCAATTAATGAGCGGCGTATTTTATCTGTTGATATTGCATTAATGGCTTCAAAAAAAAATAAAAAAAATGATGCAAGTTCAATTATGGTTAATAGCTGCATTTCAGCAGGGAATAATAATTATATTTCAAATATTGTTTATATTGAAAATCATGAAGGATTAACCACTGATGAATTGGGCATTATTGTGATGAGATTGTATTATTCAATGAATTGTACTGATATAGCAATTGATACAAACGGAGTAGGTCTTGGCGTTTATGATTTTATAATCAAAGACCAATTAGACCCTGATACTGGGGAAACTTATGGTGCTTTATCTTGTTGTAATAATAAAGATATGGAAGATAGATGTAAAGTTAAAAATGCTCCTAAAGTTATTTGGTCTATAAAAGCAACTCAAGCATTCAATAATGAGATGTGTATAATGTTAAGAGCTGGTTTGAAAAATGGAAAAATAAATCTGCTGGTTTCAGAATTTGAGGCTGAAGAAATACTTCGCGATAAAATAAAGGGTTTTTCAAAACTATCAATATATGAACAGGCAGAAAAGAAAATGCCATATGTACAAACAACTTTATTAATATATGAATTAATTAAATTAAACAGTAAGATAAATGGTTCAAATGTAAAAATTGAGGAACAATCTGGAGAACGTAAAGATAGATACAGCAGTTTGGGTTATAATTATTGGGTTGCTCGTCAAATAGAAATTAAACAAAAACCAAAAAAAGATAAAGTTGATACATCTAAGCTTACTGCTCTGGCACGTAGACCAAAATTATATTCTCACTAAGAAAGGTGGTGATAAAATATCAAAGGAGAAGAAAATCTTTCTGGATTAAAATTAGATTATAATATGATACAAAAGCAACAAATGGCAGACAAAGAGAACTTGGAAAATTTCTTAGAGCATAAATCTCCTACATTCTCATTTTCAGCGTTGAAAAGATTAACTTTATCTGAATTGTCTTACAATCACCAGATTAAATACAATCGTATTTGTGGCTTTACACGTAGACAAATTATTAATATGGTTCAACATCCAGAAACTTATGGAACCCAGATTATTCGCCTATCCCAATACATGATATTAAAAAGTGGATACTATAGAAGATTGGTTGAATATTTTGTTAATATGGGTATTATAAACTGGACTATTGATACAGAAGTAAAGGATATATCATTTTATGAGGTTACTGAAAAGGAACTTAAATCTAATTATATAAAATTTGCAGCCCAGTGTAATAAATTCAAATTAGATTTGAATATAACAAACATATTGAAAAAAATGTATACGGAAGATGCTTGTTTTGGTTTTGTCACTGAAACAGAAGTTGATACATCAATATTCTTTATTGATCCAAAATATTGTGAAATAATGAAGGTTGTAAATGGAAATGTTTATGAATACGCAATTAATAGAAGTTTATTATCGTCTTCTTATATTGACACTCTCCCATCTGAATTGCAAGAATTATTGGAAAGTTCATTAGTATTACAACGAAACAACCTGGTTATGGTTCCTCGTGAAAATTCTTTATGCTTGAAGTATAATAACGATTTTACGTATCTTTATCCACCATTCTTTAATTTGATTGCCGACATTCTTTTAATCGATGACTATAAAGAATTATCAAAATCCAAAACGGAATCGGATGCATACAAGTTAGTTTATGTTAAAATTCCCACTAATGAGGATGGACAAATAAGTATGGGTGATGAAATTGTAGTTCCATTTGTCGAAATGGCAAAGCAAATAGTACCTGAAACATGGGGAGTAGTTCCGGTGCCAATGGATTTACAACTAATTGAATCCAGATCTACTGTTGGCGATGATAAAAACAAGACTCAAGAAGCTGTTGAAAATTATTATGGTGAAGCTGGGGTTTCAAAAGCACTTATATCTTCTGCTTCTTCTGGATCAGAGTTAAAATTATCTATAAAGGTTGATAGTTCTGACCTATATAGAATTTATCGCCAAATTGAAGCGTGGATGCTTTTACAAATGAGGGTACGTGGATATATCTATAAATCATATGATTTTATATATAATATTTTGGATATGACAATCTTTGATGCTGATGACGTTATAAATACTCAATTAAAACTATCACAAGCTTCAGTTCCAAATAAAGGAATGTTATTAGCTGCAATTGGAATAAATACAGTAAAAATGCTAGGAAACACTTATATGGAAAATATGATTTTAAGAGATATTTTTGATTCTTGGAATCCACTTAAGACATCACACACACAAACAAAAGATGGGAGTATTACAGATTCAGGTGGCAGACCTCAATTAGATGAGACAGAAATTGCAGCAAGTACAGAAACACAACGACAAAACGGCAGTAATTCTTCTGATAATCGTATTTGATAGGTGGTGAATAATTGAATATTATTTGTATTTTAGATAAATCCAAGGTAGACATTCTTGCAAATCTTGGATTTAAATATGTTGAAAAAGAAATTGATAATAAAAAAGTATATCAATTTTTAGAAACAACAGAATTAATGAAGGAACTCAATTCTAAATTTGACATGAGTTCTTTTTTTGTGACTAAAAATATTTACTTTTAGAAAGGAGAAAAATTGATAAACAAGCCGTTTAGATATAGCACTGAAATAAAAATTGTACAATCCAGTATAAAAAAGCTAAATCCACAATTTAGTTTATGTGATGTTTTAGTTTGTTATCATGGTGACAATCGGAATATGACATCTTTACATAAAAAGGTTATTGAAAATAATTTATATTCTATTTATGGTGTACCAATTATAGGTGAATGGATTTATAAACTGGATGGTACAGATGAAAAAACATGGGGTACTCATGGTGGACGAATCATCTTAGATGATGCTGGTATTCATTATGAACAAACTACAAAGCCTTTTGGTTTTGTAACAAAGGACGCTGCTGATAACGCTTCATGGGTAACAATTACAGAAAAAGATGGCCATACTCAAAATGAATATATTAAGCTTACAGGATGTATTTTATGGACAGAGAGATATGAAGAATCAAAGACTATATTAGATCAGAATTATGGGCAAAGTATGGAGCTTGAATTTTCAAAAGGCCACTATAGGGATGACCATTACTTTGAAGTCGAAGAATTTATTTTTTCTGCCTTATGCATTTTAGGTACTGATGTAATTCCATGCTTTGAATCAGCTTGTATTGGTAGGCATTATGAATTAAATTCCTTCAAGAAAGAGTATTCTCTTATGCTTGATGAATATAAAAAAATCAACAAAAAAATAAATAAGGAGGAAAAGATATTTATGGATTTAAGCAAGGTCACTACTTTTCTTTCTACTTTTACTTTTAAGGATCATGACAACAATGATGTAGAGAAATATACATTATTGGGAGAGGCTACAGAAAATAATTTTACGGTTATCGATAAAGAAGATAATTTTAAAATTTATACTGTTGAATACGCCTTGAACGATACAGATGAAGTTGTCGCTGATTTTGAAGGTAAAATAGAAAAGAAATTTTCAATGGTAAATGCTGATGAAGAATCTGCTATTGATTTAATTCCTGTAATTGATTGTTTTGCACAAGCAAAAGCAGATGTCATTACTGAGACGTTAACCGTTTCATTTAATTCAAAAATTGATGAAATGGCACAAGAATACAAAAATCTAAGTAAAGATTTTGATAATTCAAAAGCAAAGCTTTCTGATTTTGAAGCTAAAGAAGCGGAAGAACAGAAAAAAGCACACAAAACTGAAATTGACAACATTGTTACCGAATTTGCAAGTAAGATTGGAAAGAGTCCAAAGTTTTTAGTTTATAAAGCAAAATTAAAAGTAGATGAAGTAACTGCCGAAAAGGTAAAAGAAGATCTCACCTTAATGGCCGGACAAGAACTTCTGGGAAGTAAAACTCTTGGATATTCATATCAGCCACAAGAAGCTAAAGTACCTAAAAATAGCAATGATGAACTAACAAGCAGATATGGTCATTTGTTAGACAAATATAGAAAATAGGAGGATTTTAAATATGGCAAACTATAATGTAGTTGAAACTACAAATATGTATGGAAGCAAGTGCTTTTCTTTTCAGGCAACCACAGATATCGAAAATGGTTTTTTAATTGCAAAGGGAGATTTGGTTTCTGGGGAAAGAGAAATTTATATAGCCAAAGTACCAACGGATACTGATGAGATTTATTTGGTGGCTAATCCAGCTTGGAGCTATGATGACTATAAGGCTACTGATCAGAATGAAGAAAACTTTATCAATAAGGCTGGTATTTCATTTAGAGGCCGTCAACTAAAGAAGGATAATAAATTTACAGTTTACAATACTGGTATTACCTCTGATGTTACAATCGCAAAAGATCAGTATATTACAGTAGACGGAACTACCCATAAACCAAAAGCTGTTGATGTTGCCCCGTCTACTGGTTTCTTAGGAAAAATTGTTCTTATTGAGGAAATTGGATTTCCTTATTGCATCGGCTCTATTGGTCAGCCGGTAATTACTGGTTCTGATTCCATGGGATATGCAGCTGATACAAGAGTAACAAAAGTAACTATTGAAGTAATTAGAAATGCATAATTAGGGAGGTATATATACATGAAGGGTTATTTAGTAGAATTGACAAATTTAATCAACGACTCTCTTTCTAATAGAATTGGTCTTTTTGATGCTAATGCAAACAAATATACAGATCAGGCTGTAAGAGAAGCTTTTTTCGAGATTTTTGGTGAAGACAAATTAACTTGGCAAGGATGGAGAAATCATAAGAATGAGATCTTCACCGTAATGGAAAATGTGCTTACTACAAACTTGCCGTTAGCATGGGAAAATTCCCCATTCTATAATCAGTTTGTAGATAGTAAGAACGCAGTATTTGGTGATAAGAATGAATATGTTGTGGAAGATAATTCTATTCTAGTCGCAAGCAGATTTGCTGGAAACTATTGGTCTACTGATAGAACTAAGTTACAGGGAAAGAAATCTTTTAGTGTTGCAACAGAGTGGATTTTCTTACATATCTATGATGAATTGGAAAGATTCTTAAAAGGTACTGTTACTCTTCCGGGTATGATTGCAAAATTACAGAAGGGATTTCAGAATGAAATTGATGCCCGAATCTTCACGGGATTTAATGGGGCTGGCACATATCTTCCTGCTAAATTTCAGGAAGGTGGTATTTATGACAGAACTACTATGGCAGACCTTATCGAGAGAGTTCAGACTGCATCACAAAAGAATGTTATATTGGCTGGCACAAGGACGGCCCTGGCTCAGATTGTTGAAGGTATGGATGCAAATCTTATTTCTGAATCTCAGAAAGAAGAATATGCCACCAACGGTTGTATTTTAAATCTCACCGGTCTTGGAGTAAATGGTATTATGATTCCTCAAACACTCATTCGTGGTACATATGACTTTAAGGTAGATAATAATGTCATTTTTGTGTTACCGGATGCCGAAAAACCAATCAAACTCTTCTTTGAGGGTGACACTAGAGCAAGAGAAATCCCGGCTTCTGAAAATGAAGACCAGACCATTGATACGCAGGTTCAAACTAAATTAGGCTGCGCTACTGTATTTTCTAATTTGTTTGGTAAATATGCTCTGGCTTAATGTCTAACTAATATTAACAACATCACAACACCAATTAGGTGTTATTTTTATACTCAAAATAAGTGCTGTGATGTTGTATTAAATCAACGAGGTAATGACCATGGAAAAAGATATTAAAAATCCAGTTTTCCATTGTTATTCTTTTAAACTATGCCATTTCTTGCAATCACAAGGATTTAAATATATAAGAAAGCTTAAAAATCCAAATAATAATCTGTCCTATTTTACTTTTATTAAATCGGACAGATTAAATGATGCAATACAAAATTGGAATATTTTGAAAGAAAAATCAAAGACGGAGGAATTATAAAATTATGGATTACGAAAAAATGGAACTTAGTGAACTAAAAGAATATGCTAAAGCTTTAGACATTTCTTTTGGTAATATCGGTAAAGAGAAATTAATAGCAAAGATCAAAGAAAAAGAAGCCATCAATTCAGCACTATCTGATGATGAAGATTTAAAAGAGTCAATAAATGAAACCGTAATTGTAAATCCAAATAATAAAGCAACATTATCATTATTAAGTGCTATATCAGAAACAATTGACGAATTAGATGAGTCGGTTGACGATGTGGATGATTACGATGGTAAGCTGGATTTGGACATCTCAATTCCTGTTAAATCAATAACATTTGGGGGGCTTACATATAAGTCAAGAACAACCAATGCTGTTTTCAGATGGAATCAAATTGGGTCTGTTCAGTATATGACAATTTCGGAGTTAAATGAAATGAATAACTATAAGAGTGCATTCTTGAACAAGCCACTTATTATTTTAATGGATGAAAGAGCCATTAAAAAATTCAGATTAACCCCAGTTTATGAGAATGTTGCGAAAATCAACAATTTGAAAGAAGTCTTTAATTCTGACTTGCAGACGATTGAGAAGGTTATTAATGATGCTCTGCGGGTTAATATGAGAGATATTCTAATCAGTAAAGTTAGACAAATGTATAAAACAAAAAAGTTGGTAGATATCAACATCATTAGACTTCTGGAGAAAAAATTAAGTTTTGATCTTGCTTCTGATGAGGAATAACTAAGAAAGGTAGGTGAATTATGGATCATACTACTTTTAGAGAACTTGCAGATGCATTTTTTAATAAAATCAAAGATTATGATTTTATCAATATGGATGAATCTTTAGCATATGAGATAGCAATTAGTTATATTTCTCCCGCTTCTGTAAAATTTCAGAATTGCACACAAGATTTAGATGATTTTGATGATGAATTGCAACAATTCGGATTCAAATTCACAAATATAAATTTTGAAATTTTAGTAAATTATATGGTTATTGAGTGGTTAACTTCCAATTATATTACAACTCAAACTGCCCTAAAGGCCAGAATGTCTACAGCTGATTTCCATAAGTATGACAATAATAATTTATTGGCTAAAGCTATTGAAGTACGAAGCGCATTGAAAACTGAGAATGATCAGCTGGCAATTAATAAATCATATAAAACTTCAAAGATATTTGACGTTGCGATAAATAGAAAGAAGGTGTAGTATGGGACTTCATCTTATGAAAACCAGACTAAACCAAAGCGGAAATAACCTTCGTGATGAATCTATACAAGATTCCCGAAATATGATGAAGATGGATTTTAAAAATGACCCATCTTACCACCCGGAATTTTATAAAATAAAGTATGACAAAAGACAAGAAAAAGACAATTGTATACCAATTCGTATTTATAATCAAAAGTTCAGCACTGCAAGCGGAAATACAGAACAATTCCAAACTTTAATTGAAGATAAAATTTCTGTTGGTGATATTTTGTTTGACGAATCCGAGGAGGAATATTGGCTTTGTACAGAATCTTTTAATGTAGATAATATCCATTATAAGGGAAAACTCACTTATTGCAATTACAATTTATACTGGCAAGATAAAACCGGAAATATTATTGAGCGTAGGTGTTTTATCTCTAATGCTAGTGCTTATAATAATGGTGAAACTGGCAATAAGATAATAACATTGGCTTCTAATCAATTTTTAATCTATATGCCAATTGATGAAAATACCGTGAACTTACGTAATGGTATAAGGATGTTTATAGATTACTCAACTGTAAGTCCCAATGTATATGAGTTAACAAGGCCAGATAATGTTTCTTTCAATGCTAGCAGGGGTGGAGTTACATATTTTATTTTTACTCAAACCGAAAGGCGAGATGCTGATAAAGAAGTTGTTTTGGATACTGGAGAAAAAGTATGGATAGCTGACTATACTATACCTGCTCTACTGCCGCCAGAAAATCCAAGTGAAACAACGCTTTCATCTGTTATTTCCGGAAGTAAAACTCTTCGTGCGGGATTTGCCCGGACATATAGTGTTACTTTTGCTGATGAAGATGGCGTGTTACTAACTGATGTTGATTTTGAGTGGAATATTAATTGCGACTTTGGTGATAAGATTACATCTATCATAAATGATGACAAAACAATAAGGTTGCAAGTGAATGACGAAGGACTTATCGGTTCTTCTTTTTTATTAGAAGTGTTAGTTGATGATTCTGTAATTGATAATCTAAAGATTGTCATTGATCATATATATTAGGAGGTGAGAAGACTGGATACAATTTTACGAGACTTGGGGGCATATAAAGATAATCTTATCACAATGTTCCTGAAATCGGAGAAGATTTGTGAACTTTTACTTGGTGAAAACTATACAGATTGTGAAATAGATAATCTAGTATATTCACAAATATTTCCATTTCCATACATTGAAAATACACAAACTGAAACCAAACCGTATATGTGTATTGAAACAGATTTTTCTTCATCCTCCCACACAATAAAAGATGTAATGATTTACATATGGGTATATGCCCATAAAGATGTGATCGGAAATAAAAAGCGAGTTGAAAAATACAAGGGAAGTGGTTATGCTGGGACTTTTATTGACATATTAGCAGACATAATTGATCAAGACTTAAGAAAGCCTGAGCATAAAAATAAATATGGTGTTGGTAGTCCTACGCTTAAAAAAGCTACACCAACATATCCCAATAATAATTATTATGGTAGGCAGATGACATATGTCGTTTCAGATTTCAAAGTCAAAGCTATAAATGAGAAGAAGGGATGATGATATGAAAATTGATTATTTTACTCTTCTGTCTTATGAACCAATTTACTTAAAAGGTGTTGGTTCAGTTAAGTCGCCGTTATTAAGTGATATTGCCAAAATAACAATGGCTGCCTATAGCTTTTATCTAAGTGTGCTGCTAATGGATATAGATACATATTATGATCTTTTGAATGATGAGACAAAAGTAAAATCTTATTTTGGCAAGATGTCCGATGAAGATAAATCTCTTGTACTCAAAGTCAAACAAGAATATGAATCAATTGATGAACTAGAAAGAAGTAAAATATGTTTCTATGATCTGATGATTTTTGATCCTAAAGTAAGAAATGATGTATTAACAGCTTTAAATTTCTTTTTTGAAGAAGATGTTGAGTATATAGAAGAGTCAAAAGCCTTTGCAACTTACGATGGATCTGTTGATAAAAATAACAAAAAGATCATTACTGGATATATTCACCGCAACATATATAACGATGTTGTTGATATTATATTGCAACGATTGAGTTGTTCAAATAAGAGGGACGAATTTGATAACACAAAAGTTAAAAATAAAAGAGCTGCGAAAATGATGGAAAGAATAAAAAATGGACGATATCCTAAGAAACAGAAACAGAAACCAAAAGCTGACGAAAGAATGGAACTCGGTAATATAATTTCTTCTCTCTCTACTCATCATAAAAGCTTAAATATGACAAACATTTGGAATCTTACCGTTTACCAGATGATGGATCAGTTTGCGCGGCAGCGTTATGAAGATAGTTACGAAACTTCATTGCGAATTACTACAATACATGGCGATAAAGAAAAGAAATTTAATTCTGGTCAATGGTATTCATTGATCAAGAATGAAAATAATTAAAATTCAAAAAGTTCCAATAGGGGCTTTTTTATTTTTACCTAAATTAAGGAGGAAATAATATGTTTATAAACAAGGCTAATCGTGAGGTATGCGATGTTGATATTCGTGTACTGGCTACTATGGCTCCGTATCTGTGGTTTGATTATGCAAATACTACCACAATGGGATTTAGTGCAGACGAAACTTACGCAAAAGCAAGGGGTGCTAAAAAGATTGCTTTTAGTAATCCCATTGACAATGCAACTATGACCGTTGAAGCACAGATAACTCCATTTGAATTGTATGCTATGTTATCTGATGGTACTATTGACACCGAAGCACTTATAGCTCGGAAGAAAACTATTGTATGTGTAACTGCTGGTGAATTGACATTGCCTGTGGGCGTTCAGACCGGGACTGTTTTTGTATATCCCGAAGGGGAATATGCTAAAACTGTTATAGAAGGTACTTATTCTGCTGGGAAGTTTACACCAACTAATACTACAGACATTGAGGTTGATAAATCTTATGAGGTTGGTTATGTTATTTCAAAAACAACCGATGTTAAAAAGATTTCATTTACAAATAAAAAGAATCCTGGTGATTACTTCGTTACCATGAACACTGTGGAAAAAGACGAAGATGGTGTATTAACTCCATACATTATCACGGCTTATAAGGCAAGACCTAAGAAAGCTCTGGATCTGTCATTTTCTAGTGAAGGTGATCCGGCTACCATTAAGATTGAGTTCACTGTATTAGAAGACAAGAAAGGCAATATCATTGATATGGTTGAGCTGCCTGAAGATGACGAAGATTAATGTTTTTTACGACAGGGTTGAAACATACCCTGTCAATTTCCATTAAGGAGAAACAATGGTAAAAGAATGTAAAATCATAACAAAAAACAGTATGGTAATTGTAGTTGATTACGATGGTGAAACCATACAGTTCTCAAATAAGGGATATGACAAGGATACTATATTTGTTGAATGTAAAGACGGTAGATACAGCATAGTTGATAAACCTACTGTAGAATCAGCACCAGAAGTTCAAGAAGCTAAGAGTGTAAAATCTAAAAGAACTGCGAAGAAAACAAAAGTTGAAACTGCCGAGGTAATTGAGCCGGTTGATAATACGGGCAGTGATATTGTGATGGATAACGAGGAATAGGGACATTTTACCTTGTGAATTCATCACAGGTGATTATGTCCCTATTTTTTTACCAAAAGGAGGGTCTTGACATCGAAGGAAAAAAGAAATTTGATAAGGAATACCGCACTGAAAATCCTACAGAAGTACTCTATCTAAGGGAATGTGGTATTCCCTATACATTTGTGAAAAAGGATGAACACGGAATTACGGTATACAAATACAAAAAGAATTATAGATTGTTTGATACACTAAAGAATTTTTACAAGAATTTTTGATGACTATGGGTTTCGCAAGATGATGCGTGTAATGAGTATGCCAATATACCTGTGACCGAGCACGGAAGAAGAAAACAGGAACATTCAGGAAGATTGCTACTCCCCTATAATAAAAAAGCGAGAAATATCAAGTTCCTCGTTTAATAATATAATTAGCCAAAGGGAAAATCCCTTTCTGATTAATAAAATCAGACACCTGCATAAGGAGTGTGCAGCGATGAATCTGACATCGAAAAAACTTTACGTGACATCAACAAATGATAGAAGTTGCAAACTGTCTCTACCTGTCAAATAGGTGAAAAGCCTATAAAGTTGGTTTTAATATTCCGAAATCCAATAGTATATAAATATTAGTTGAAACAATTAAATTTATAAGGTATACTGTGTTTATGCTACTCTTATGAATTTAATTGTTAATACTATTAAAAGTCTCATTTTATTATTGGTTGAAAGGATATATATTCAGATGATCAAGAAAAGGATAAAGATTTTATTATTACTAATACTGGTGGGGGTGTTTTACGTAATATTGTTTAATCTACTTGCTGATTATAGAAAATATAATAGGGCAGTTGATTTAGTTAAAAATAATGAGCATAATGATGCAATAGAATTATTAGAAGAACTTCAATCATATAATGATAGTGTAGACCTCATTAAAGAAGCAAAATATGAAAATGGAAAAACGCTTTATGACAATAAAAAATACGATGTTGCTCTGGAGATTTTTAAAGATATTGACTATAAAGATTCAAAAGAGCTTGCAGATAAATGTAATATTATGATTACATTTACGAATGCAAGACAACTTTATAAAAATGGGGAATATAAAAGTGCCTTAGATATTTTTAATACCATTGACAACGAAGATTCTCGTACCTATGCAAAATGGTGTGAAAAAGAGTTAGGAAAACAGGAATTGAGTTTGGGGAATTATAAAGAAGGGATTATTCTTTTAAAAAGTAAGTTGGGTGATCCACGCATAAAGAATGAAATAGCTACACACGCAAAACAAAATGTCGAAATATTTTATGATATTGCAATGGAGTATTATAATGATGGTGATTTCAGTATTTGTAATGTTATATTTGATTCATTGGGTGATTATTTGGATTCAAATAATTATAAAAATATTTCTATTCTTTTGGAAAATATGCAAGGAGAATGGTACAATGAAAATAAAGACAAGGCATATGTAGAAATTTCTGGTTGGGACGTAAAGATGGATGGTGTGTTTTTTGATAATTTTAAACTCAGTAATACACTTATATATAAACCTACTACTGTTAACAGTGGAGATACTTTTGAACGATTTGCTACAGATGACGGATTAATATTCGAATTTCGTTTGCATGAAAGGAGTACGTTAAGTTCTATCTCTATAGAACGTTTTAAAAATGGTCATGAAATTATTTTATTATATGGAGAAGGTTTTGCAGACGCAATAGCGATAGAGCAAAAAAATATTGATGAAGAACGAAGACTTGCCATTGAAAAGCTTAATTCTCGTCCATCTATAGGTATGACAACATCAGAAGTAGAAAATACTGGCTGGGGAAAACCAAAAAAAATAAATAAAACAACTACAAAATACGGGGTTTCTGAACAGTGGGTTTATAGTCAAAGTCGATATGTCTATTTTGAAGACAGTATAGTAACTGTAATACAAGAATAAATTACAAGTGCTGGAAAACCGGCACTTTTTTATTACAAAAAAATATCTGTATGAGCTACAATAGGTTGACACAGGTATTTTTTTATACCAATAACGGAGGTTATTGAACCGTTATGTGAGTAGTAGATAGTGGGAGTAATTAACCCATGAAGCAGTACCTCCAACTGCGTCTACTGCTCTTTTTGTGTTTATAGGGAGGAA